GAATACTTAGGGGGGGCTTAACAGAATTTCCGTTAAAAGTGTGTCAATTGGGACACGGGGGATGGTAAAATATTGCCTTTAAAAGGAGGGGGATATTTAGGGGATAAATATGTGTGTGTTAATATGTTAGCGTATTAAAAGGCATACAATTTTAAAGAAGCAAGTTTGTATGTATTTAGTATATACAATTTCACTTTTGCTGTAACAGAGTGATAGTTAGTTAATTATGACACTTTTCGAGGGAAAAATATTTCCCTTTTTTGTATGTATTTGTGGTAATATTTTGCCTTTTAGGTAATTTATTTCCTATTTTTGTGGGGAGAGAAATGAAAATGGGAAAAATTTTACCTTCACAAATTGACGAGACAAAGCTGGGGGCAAATCCTTTTTTGGGGGGATTGGTGGTGAAGGTGTTGGAGGGGAAAAGTGGGTGGGTAGTTGATGAGGATGGTGTGATGGTGGATAATGTTGTGGAGTTGGAGTGTGAGACATTTGCCAAAGTGTTTGACAAGCCTGAGAATAGGATAGTGATGGCGGGGTTGTCTTTTCGGGCGTTGCAAGTTTGGACATGGAGTATGTACACGGTGCTGTCTGGGAAGGATTACATATGGGTGAATGTTGAGAGGTTGATGAAGGAGTGTGGCATTAAGAGTGTGAAGACATATAGGGCAGCTATGAATGAGCTTTGCCGTTATGGATATGTTGCTCCTTGTGTGGGGCATAAGAATGTCTATTGGCTCAATCCCTCTTTGGGGTTTAAGGGTAGTAGGGTGAATAAGTTTCCTAAGAATGTTTTACGAATAAAGAGGGCAGAATGAAAGTAGAAGGTTATAGTTTTAGCGTGATCAACGGCTGGGTGTTTTGCCAGGGACTTGTGGCAACAATAACAAGTGATGTGCGTTTTAGGCGCAATGATGTTATGGCATATTCCAATGCTGGGAATGGAAGGACAATAGTGTTGTTGACAGGGGCTTGCCAGGAGGTGTATGTTAACATTCCTGTTGAGCAATTTGATGAATTGATGGGGCTTTCCGTCAATAATGACAATATGGAGTTTTAGTGATGGAATAATTGGACAACATATAAATACAACACAGGGTAGTGTAAGTGCGAATGAATAGCACCTTGGGTAACAGCCGAGTTCATAGCTTGGAAATGGGGGTTCGAGTCCCCCCCCTGTGGCAAATGGTTAGGATATAATGCGTAATGTGGAAAATGGTTAGGTAATGCGTAATGTGGAAATGGCTTATCACATCCTTTAAAGGTTGCATCGTTGCGGGTTCGATTCCCGTCCTAACTGCTAAACAGAATGAAATGAACAGTGATATAACAATTTGCCCTGGGGGAGAGTGTCCCGTGAAGGAACATTGTGTGAGGTTTCTTACACCTCCTGACGAGCATTTACAGGCTTATTTCTTTACGCCTCCTTTCAAAACAGACGAGGAGGGGAAGGTGAGCTGCGAGATGTTCTGGGGACAGAAGAATGAAAGTATAATGAAACAAATAAAAGACATATTGAATGGAAGCAAAACAGACAGCCGTTGAATGGCTAAAAAATAATCTTGAGCAATATGGTTCTTCTTCAAGGTTAGATTTAGATTGGAAAACTCTTGATGAACTTATTGAACAAGCCAAAGCAATGGAGAAGCAGCAGATTGAAGAGTCTTTTAAAAACGGAAGACTTCCGGTGTTGTTTGGAAGTTTTAAAGCAGAAGACTATTACAACGAAACATATGGAAAATAAACAAACACTTGAAGAAGCTGCTGAAAAATGGAATGAACAACAAACTACATTAGAGTTTGGTAAACCACATAATGCTCCAAATAGAATTAAAGCATTTATCGCTGGTGCTAAATGGCAACAAGAACAATCCACCCATATCGTTGAGTCCAACAAAATGGTAACGGCAGTTGAATGGCTATTCAAGCAATTATGGGAAGAGCCAAAAGATAAAATGGTTTGGTATGCTATTTTGGATAAGGCCAAGGAGATGGAGAAAACCCAAATAATGAATGCTTATGAATTTGGTGTAGGAGATGCTTATGATTACACTTCTGAGGAAGGAGAACTATTTTACAACGAAATTTATGGAAAATAAACAAGCAAACCATATCGGTGAGTCCAACGAAATGGTAACGGCAGTGGAATGGCTAATTGAAGAAATTCATAAGAATATGGAATTTATTCCTGTTCACATTCAAGAACAAGCCAAAGCAATGGAGAAGGAGCAGCACGGGAAGACATGGGATGATGCCTTGGCTCAAGTGGAAAAAAGAACCGTGTGGGCAAGAGCAATGTGCGATTTTGATGAGTATTACAACGAAACATATAAGAAATGATTTACCAGTGGAACGAGTCCCAAACATTCGTCAGGAAGTATGGCGCACTTTGGGAAGTACAGAGAGATACAGGATTCCTTATGAAGGAAATAGAAAGGGCTATGAAGAACAAATACGCTCTTGGGGGCTATTATTTTACAAGAACGCCTATGCTTGAAGTTCCTAAAGAAACGCCTACAAAAATTGACAACAGCAGAAAGCTGCGTCACAATGTTAAAATGAGCCTAATGATTTCAGAAGAGCTTGTTGACGAGTTCATTAAGGCTGTGGGGCAACGAAACAAGCAAGACATTATTCGTGGCCTTATAACAGATTGGGTGAAGAAAGAAAAGCGAATAGCCGTATCTTTGGCTAAGTGAAATTAGCCCTGTCTCTGTGTTTAAACATAGCCTTAATTGCCCCCATTCTGTGTGGCTGCAAGAAAGACTGCAAAGTGTGTGCACAAATGCTTTCTGAGGACTACTACCCCGCTCGTGATGGATTCCCTAAGACAACATCTAGCTCGTATTATTCCTGTGGGAGCAACAATGAATGGATGGGCAATCAAGTGAATGTTCAGAGGTTTATTTTAAAGGACACACTTGTGACAAAGGTGCTTTCTGTGGATTGCAAATAAAGAGGTAGGGATGACGAAGCTATTCCTCAATAGAAAATAAGCATTGACGGCTCGGAAAGACGAGCTTTTTTTATGAGAAAAGTGTATCAATTTGACCTCGAATTACGCCCTGTGGCTAAATATGCGTCCCTATTAGAGGCTGGGAATGCGTTAGGCATTAGCTGGAAGACAATTAGTTCAGCCATAATAAACGGCAACAAGTGTCACGGGAAGTGGTTCTTTTCTAGAAATGCCAATATGGAGAGGGTGGAGAAGGTGTATTATGATGAGCCTTTATCGCACAAGACATCTGTGGTGATTACAAAAAGTATGTACGAAGAATTGATTACATTAGTGGGGCAAAGAAATAAACAACAAATCATTCGTGAGATACTCCAGAAGTGGATGGACGAAGAGAAGAGGATGGTCGTATCTTTGGCCAAATAAACTAGTTATTTGTCATCTATTTTAGATATTTGTATCTTTGTAAAAAAACAAGATTATGATATTAAATCTGTTGAGGTCGGATGTAACGGTTGATCCAAACTATGTTCCGCCAAGTTCTTTTTCGGTACTTCCTTTAAGTCAAAACGATTACATATCTTTTGATTCGGATAGAATTGATTGGTCGAATGTTAAGTCCGTGACTAAAAATGGAGTTCCTACCACAATGCTTTATTATGAAGAGCAGCCGGGAGTAATCATCCCGTATTTCTTACTAACTCCTGTGTCCTCTATTGCAAGAGGCGCAGGCGCAACCACCCCCGGAATAACTTCTTACGCTCCAAATATTTATATAGCACTTAATCAGTCTTTAGGCCATAATATAAATATTTCGTCTAATGGATCTGGGAGTAGTAATTCATTTGCATCGTATAACCCCACATTAACTGGAAATGGAGTTGAAATTGTCCAATCATCTTGGTCTATTGATATTATACAGCCATTGGCCGGAACTTCAATTTCGCTTAGACCACTTGTTAACCAATATTTAAAAGGGTTTCAATTTACTACTGGCAGTACTACGGGTCTTTTTGTTTTTCAAGTAAACGCCACCTCTATTGATGGCCTCACTACTAACCAAGTATTTATTTGGAATGTATTTGATTAATAAGCTTTAATACTTAACTTTAAAAAGAGGGAGGTTAATAGCTTCCCTTTTTTGTCTAACAATATGAGAAAGTCGTTGTCATTTGACATGGATGCCATAATGGGCTATAGCCGGGAGCAGCTTGAAGGGGTGCTTCGCATAAACGAGCAAGAGATAATAGAACTTCTTGACATGAACAAGGAGTTATTGCGCAGGGTAAAGGATTTGGAGAGGGATGTTCAGTATTACAAGGAACAAACTAAAGCCCTGGAGGCAATAAAAGTGGAGGCAAAGGCTTCTAAGTCTGTTTGGAAGACAATAGCCGTTGCAGCGGCAGCTTTCGGGGCATTGGTGATGGCTATTTTTAAAGGCGAAGACAATAAATAATTATGGCAATAGCGATTGAGTTAAACGATTTACTTGAGAATATTGAAATGATGATTCTCAACCACGAGATAAAAGAGGGGACACCTCCAGATTTCACGAATGATGGGTTTAGGGCTATTCTCCACATCTTCAGCAGTGCCTTAATGGACAGAGCCTGGAGGCTTCAAGAGAATGAAAAGATGTCTTTTGAGGATAGAAGTGCTATGGTGGAGGCTATGGGCAACGAATTAAGGCAGCTGATCAAGGTGTACACAGATGTTGATACGCATAATTTGTTTGAATAGTTAATGTTGTAGATTTGTGCCACAGATTGGCTGAATGACAAAAACGGTGATTGAATGGGTGGAGGAAGATTTACCTTCTCCCTACAAGGAACAGGCTTTAGAGAATATGGTGAGTCCTCGTTTAAAGTATAATTCCCTTAAAATGGCTTTGGTGAGTGCTTTTGAATGGATGGAAACACCTCAAGGCTTTAATTATTGGAAAGAGGTTTATGATGGCTTGAAAGAATAAAATTTGTTTTGTTTAATGTGTTAAAGTACACTCATTTGCTTGTATTAAATTGAAACGAGGGGGCTTTTAGTTCCCTTTTTTCTTTTTGTATATTTGCAGAACAATTTTCTCCCATACATAAATGAAGAAGTCCCAATTGTGTCGTGAGTATAGGACGAAGTACGGCATGGAAATGCCTACAAAAACGCTTGCTAGGATAATGTACAAGGAACACCCCTTGCTTTTTACAAATCTTGAAGATGCAAGGGTTGGATTACGGGTGATAGAAGGGAAGTCTGGGGCGAGGATTAGAAAAGACACAGCAAATAAAGAATTGTTCCTTGAAGGGGAGCGTCCGAAAAATCCGTATGCCCTTCCGAAGAGTGAGGAGAAAGAATATCTTCCGTATGTTATAGAGGGGCCACAGCGAATTGCGGCCCTTTTTGATGTCCATGCTCCCTATCACAGCATTGAGGCTCTCACGGCGGCTTTAGACTTCCTTTCAGACAAGGACATTACGACATTGCTTATAGGAGGGGACTTCTTTGACTTCTACGGGATGAGTAGATATGCCAAAGACCCTGATAAACGCAACACGGCTGAGGAGATAAAGGTGGGAGTGGAGTTGTTAAAGACAATATTTGAAACGCTTAGTCCTGAGAAGGTGGTGTTCAAGTATGGCAATCACGACGAGAGGTTTGAGCATTACATCTGGCAGAAGTTCGCAGAAATTCCTCAATTGACAGACTTTGAGGAGATGAAGCAAATTAATCTTGAGACAATTCTGCGGAACAGGCTTGGCAAGGATTTCCCTATTGACTTCGTTACAGACAAGAGGATTATAAAGGTGGGAAATTTGAATGTGGCTCACGGTCACGAGTTCCCTTCTGGGATTAGCTCTCCTGTAAACATTGCTAGGGGATTGTATTTACGGGCTAAGGCTAACACAATATGTGGACATCACCACAGGTCTTCGAGCCATGTCGAACAAGACATTAACGGACAGATGATTACAACATGGAGTGTAGGCTCATTGTGCGAGCTGCATCCGCTCTATATGCCTATTAATTCCTGGAATCACGGGGTGGCACTAATAACGCTTGACGAGAGTGGAATAGTGGATGTGCAGAACAAGAGGATTAAGAATGGTAAGATTGTGTAAAGTGGAAATTTAATAAAGTGTAAATTTGCGTTTAACATTTAAACAATAAAGACATGGCAGACGATAATAACAAAGGATTGGTTAAACCTCACAAAAATAAAGCTCTTGGAGCTACTCCAGATAGCTCAGGATATTTTTCTAAAAAAATTCGAGACATACGAGATATGCAAGAAAATATTAGTGGGAATATAATTGCCGCTAATAGCAGAGGAGGCATTATTGATGCTCTTGAAAACAAAGAAAGAAGCAAAGCGTTAGCAAAATTAGAAGGACCACTAAAAGAAGCCGAGGAGAATTATTCTCGTCAAAGATTGAAAGGAGAGAGGCCATCAATTTCTAAAATAATGGCAATTAACCCAGTGGTAAAATCTATAGAAAATACTCCTGAAATGTTTTTAAAATACGACAAAAATGGCCGCCCTATCAATCCTTTCTCCTCCAAAAAGGAAATAAAGCCAGCAGCCATTGTCGCTCCTGTTAAACGCCCTTCGGAGGCTGTTATGAAGAAGGTTACAGGGAAATAATGCCCAAACACACCCCCCTTCCGTTCCATTTCTATGTAAATGTGAACAATTCGTTCCTCGGCCCTGATATGCCGGAGGGCGTTACAAAGGCTATTTGGCACGGCATATATTGCCGGGAGTTCCAGACGATGCTCTGCCATGTGTTCCTTGAATCAGGGGCGCATTGGAGTGGGTTGCCTCTCCACGCTATTTCCACAACGGAGGACTTCCGTTACGGCCCTGAGATGCTGATGCCCTGGGCAGGAATGGGGGAGGAAATAGAAGCCATTTATATGCCGTTCTTAGAAGGGCTTGAGGCAACGGAGATGTTATCCCCAGGTCCTAACGGAAGGCACACAGGAATAATTGTTGATTGGAAGGATGGCTACAGCCGCTATCCCTCCGAACACAAGCCGCTCTCGCTCATTCATCTTGACAGTGGGCAATTTGTTCTGTTCCCCAACAATTATGTTGTTTACAAGGAGAAGCACTTTGTCTCTCACAAGGCAAAGGAGAACATGAAGCATTACAGGAGGGGCGAGGAAGTATATTGGGAAAAGTAGTTTAAATTTGCGTTATGGCTAACAATTTTCAGAACGGGCCTGGAGGAAGGCTCCAAAAGGAAGAGGAGAAGAATGTGAACTTTGGCTTTATGAGGCCAGAGGTTTCTCCTTTGAATCAACGGCAATTTATGCAAGTGGCTCGTGGAGAAACAACGCCACAGCAAACAGGCGTAAACGCTCCTGTTGTGTTTGGTCAAAAGCCTGGGAGTATAGGAGAGAAAATTGGTCAAGCCTTAACGCTTGGTAAAAAACCGTATCCGGGACAAGGGTTTCAATTCACGCCTTCAGAGACGGCAAAGCAAACGGCTATTGATTTGGCTACAGGAGAGGCTATAGGAAGAGGCGTTAAAGCTGCTGCGCCGTATGTGAGACCAATAGCAGAAAAGTTGGGCAAAAACCTTTACTCGTATTATTTAAAAAAAGCACCTTGGACATTTAAGCCAAACCCAGAGGCGTATTACCATAGAAGCCCAGACCTTACAAACATTGTCAATACAGAAACTAAAAATTTACAAGGGTTTGGTGGGTCGGAAGCGGGAAAAGAATTTAGCGAATTGGCCCAAAGAGGAGTAGAGGGTGGAATAAATTTAAAAAAAGCTGCTAATCCAAGACTTTTTTATGCAAAAGGAACGCCTTTAGATTACGGAAGATACAATCCAAGCGGTCAGGGATATAAAGGCCCATATTTAGTAGAGGCTGAAGGAGTTCCTATGGTGTCCGCAACTCAAAACAAAACTTCTAAATTTGCTCCAACAAGTTTAGAAGGATATGCGGTTGCGTCAAGACCAGTTGGGATGGATGAGGCTAAGTTTTATGTTGAAGATTTTTTAAGAGGATACAAACCTGTTAAGGTGAGCGTGAAATAATTTTGGAATTGTGAAATAACTATTCCTATCTTTGCAGAGCCGAAAGGCCGCTGTGTAGGAGTAGCGTTGTATAAAACATTTCTTGTCCTTTGTCCGCTTAGTAAGGTCTCCTACCCTGAACGGCGAACAAAGGACATTTTTTTTAACAAAATTTTATGATTACAAATAAACTAGAAGTATTTAATTACGATGATGATGGCAATAAGACATTTCGTATATGCCTATCAAAAGAAGACAATTGTTGTGATGTCGAATTTTGCATTGAAAAATTAGGGCATAACGATGAGGGAAATTCAATAGTTGAATCTACTTTTCAATTCACTATTTATTGGGGGAGAGTGCTTAGATTCGTAAAAAGTTGCTTTGCTTCTCACATAAAATAAAAAGTTTACTTATTATTGTATTGGCGAAAGCCCCCGCTTGGAACCGGGAAAAAATTATTATGGAAAATCTTAAACAAGCCCCTCTCGGCGTACCTGTGCAGTTTGTAATTTCTGCGTTCCAAACAGGGAAACCGAGCGGGGTTTTTGTTTTATGAAAGAGCGTGATTCTATGATCTTGTACAGAAGTTTTTATGAGGCAATTATTGAATTGCCGGAAGCTAATCAGCTTGAAATTATGAAGGCCATATTTGAATATGGATTCGATGGTGTTGAACCGAAATTATCTGGAATATCAAAAACAATATGGATTTTGATAAAGCCAAATATGGAAGCAAACCGAAGGAAGTGGGAGAACGGATGCAAACCAAAACAGAAGCAAGTCGGAAGCAAAACAGAAGCAAACTTAGAGCAAGTTGAAAGCAAAACAGAAGGCAATGTATATGTAGATGTAGATGTAGAAGAAGATGTAGAAGAATACGGTGGTAAAAAACCAATCAAAAAGAAAGAAGGTAAAACATTTGTTGCCCCAACTTACGAAGAGGTGTTGGCCTATTTTGTCCAAAATGGCCAGTCCGATGCTCAAGCACGAAAGGCATTTGCTCACTACAACAATCACGATTGGATAGATAGCAAAGGAAGCAAGGTAAAGAACTGGAAACAGAAAGTTCAGACCAATTGGTTTAAGGATGCTGATGCTCCAGAGTTTAATCGTTCTCTGAAGATGTCCAAGGACCAAGGCGATGCTCAGATGAATCTATTTCTTAAAAAAGGGTTGGATGTAATTTCGGGAGAAGAACTAGAATGGATTTACAATTGGCAGCACAGGGATAGTACGGCTTATATGCAATACCCCGATGATATTCGGGTGGTCGGAAGAACATCGAGAAAGACAAAGGCACAATGTGAAGCGGAAGATAGAAAAGCAGGATATGGATATTAAAAAGTTTTCCGAAGTTCAGGCCATAGAGGGATTGCAGATAATTCCTGTTGATGGAAACAAAGTCCCACTTGCTAAAGACTGGCAAAAGATACAAACGGTTTACGACCTATCTCGATTCCCAAAACTTGGGGGTATAGGTTTGGCAACCGGAAGTATCAGCGGAAATGTGGAGGTGATAGACATTGACACAAAGTACAGTCTTGATGGCAAGTTGTTTGATGACTACAAAACCTTGATAGCAAAATCAAGCAAGTCTCTTCTGTCAAAGCTTGTAGTAAGCCGTACTCGTAGCGGAGGGTATCATTTCATTTATCGATGCTCGGTGATTGAGGGCAATATAAAATTAGCAAGGCGTTTCACAACGGCAGAGGAGATGGCCACAAATTCTCACGACAAAGTGAGAGTGTTGATTGAAACTCGTGGGGAAGGAGGTCAGATAGTGATTCCTCCAACGGAAGACTATGAAATAATTTACGGATCTCTTTTCGACATCAAAACAATTTCTGTTGAAGAAAGGGATTTGTTGTTTTCTTGTGCGAGGCAGTTAAACCAATACTTCCTTGTTGAACCGCCCGTTCCTCGAAGTCCAAAGCCTCTGCCTTCCGCAGGGATGGGTTTGTCTCCTGGAGATGATTATAACAATCGAGGAGATGTCTTGCAGTTGCTAGAATCTCATGGATGGACTATTGTTGGCCAAAGCGGAAGTAAAATAAATCTTAAAAGACCAGGCGATACCAATGCTGCAACTTCTGGGAACTACGATGAAGAGAAAGGTTGGTTTAGTGTATTTACTACATCAACAATATTTGAGCCTGAGAAGGCGTATAGACCTTGGCATATTTTCACTTGGCTTGAATGCGATGGAGATTATGTTGAAGCTGCAAGGCAGTTGGGCGCAATGGGGTATGGTGAAAAGAAACCTGATTCATTGGAACCATTTGTCAAGCCATCATTTACTCAGTCCGAAGCAAGAAAACCAATTGATACGGAAACGCTTTCATTTCTTTCCAAAGAAGAGGATATTGATAATTACTTTCAATCCGTTGTGGATGGAAGTTTTAAAATGGGGCTTTCAACCGGATTCCCCGAACTTGATAAGTATTTTCTTTTTAAGCAAGGAAATCTTGTAATTGTAAATGGCCATGCGAATGTTGGAAAAACTGTAGTGCTTTGGTATTTGGCTATGCTTACGGCTATTCAGCACAAATGGAAATGGGTAATGCTTTGTTCTGAAAACTCAGCAGGGGGCATGAGGACTAAAATGGTGGAGTATTACTGGAGCAGACCGATTCGCTACCAATCCCCTGCCCAAAGAAAGGAAGCCTATGATTTTGTAAAAAACCATTTCTTCATCATCGATAATACCGAAAGTTACAATTACACGCAAGTTTTAGAAATGTTTTCTGCCGTTCATGCCAAACACAATGTTCAAAGTGTTTTGGTTGATACATACAACAGTCTTGATGTTCCGTCTAAAGAGGCTTACCAATACCACTATAGCACCCTTAATGCTTTTCGTTATTGGGCAAAAGCAAACAAGGTTAGCGTTTATGTCAATGCCCATCCCGGAACAGGAGCGATGCGAATGAAAGATGCAGATGGCTTTCCATTAGCCCCATTGATGGCTGATACGGAGCAAGGAAGTATGTTCGCTGCAAAAGCAGATGATTTTCTTACCATCCATCGCAGGCCGAATCATACTGAAAAATGGAAAGACACAGAAATCCATGTTAGAAAAATCAAAGAAACGGAGACAGGCGGTAGGCCATCGCCATTTGAAGAGCCATTTGTGTTTCAAATGAATGATGGATGTGGATTTGCTACTCTTCAAGGGTTTAATCCAATAGCAAAAATGCGTAATACATCTCCTATACCAAAAGAAGAACCAAAAAGCATATTAACCACAAAGTCTGGATTTAATTTTGATGAAGCTCCATTCTGACCCCATCCAGCGGAAGTGGGACATCCTCCACACTTTCTGCTATTCGTACATTTGCCAACCTCCCCAGGAATATTGGGGAGACGAAGAAGTAATGGCAGAACGCAACAAATTGCTTGAATTGGTGGAAAATGATGTGCATAGAACAAATTGGAAATCCATTCTATCTGCCAATTCAAGTTTAAGGCTTATAACATTAAGCATAAGACACGCAAAAGATTTTTACGACTCTGAAATCATTGGAGAAGAAACAGAGCCTTACAAAGCGATTAAAGACTATTTCCAAAGAGCGGATTGGGAGAGGCAAATGCTGAGAAGCGAAACCCCTCCTCCGATACAGTATTTGATTTACTACATGACAATGGGTGATGTCTACCGCCCTTACACAGCAACAGAGAAGAAAACAAAGAGAAAGAAATGATAGACTTACTAATCAATTTTGACAAAACGGAGGATAAAAACAAGTTGTTCTCCATCCTCAAGCAGCTAAAGGGAAGCAATGCCATCAGCATCAAGAAGAACCGGGCAACAAGGTCTATGGCCCAGTCAAGGTATTATTGGGGAGTTGTGATAGCCTACATCAGCGATGAAACGGGATACACCAAGGATGAGGCGCATCAGCTAATGCAGAGGCAGTTTCTCAAATACCCTAAACAAGTATCTGATGGTGTAGAGGAGATGTTCGTACGATCCACCACTTCTCTCAACACTGTTGAGATGGAGGAGTATGTTGAAAATATTCGCAGATTTGCCATCTCGGAACTCGGTTGTTATATTCCAGAGCCAGGAGAAATAGTATATGAAAAATAGTAAAAAGCCCACCCCGAAACCTCGTGTTGAAAGAACTCGCAACGCAGCTACAGAAACGCAAAGTATGCATATTGGAAAGATAAGAAGTGCTTTGCGAAACATCTCCCGATGGTGGAAGCCATTCTCTGTTGCGCTGAAGCAAGCCTCGCATACAACATTCTCAGGGAAGGTGAAAAGGGTGGTGTATCAATGTGCTGTGTGCAATAAGTTACATAGCAGAAAGAATGTGGAAGTGAATCACATAATTCCTGTTGGAAGCCTTAAAACATATAGTGACCTCCCAGGCTTTTGTGAGAGATTGTTTGTTGAAAATATTGACTTATTGGAGGTGGTTTGCAAGGAGTGCCACGCAGGGATAACCAGCGAACAGAGAAAGAAAGTTTGAGATGTGAAATAATTGCAGTAGTTTTGTGCGCTACGCAATTTTATGGAAAAACACATAAAGCAAGTAAAAGAGTTTCACGAGGCATTTGGACACCCAATTGCCAACACTCTTAAATTCATTCCCGTTGAGAGAGCAGTCTTTCGCCACAAGCTTCTTCAGGAAGAGGTGAGCGAATTGCTTGATGCCTGTGTGAAAGGTGATATGGTGGAAGTGGCTGATGGAATGGCTGATTGCCTTTACATATTGTTTGGAACGGCATTGGAATACGGGATAGCTGATAAGCTGCCTGCTTTATTCGATGAGGTTCACAGAAGCAATATGAGCAAGCTTGATGATGATGGCCATCCCATTTACAGAGCCGATGGAAAAGTGATGAAATCAAACAATTATACTCCCCCGAATTTAAAAGCAATAGTATGGAATACCCACAAGTAACGATGATTGAAACGAGGGTTCTCGTTTTGCCGGAAAAGGCAGCAGATTTTTATGATGAGAATAACCTCCTTGTTATTCCTGATTCCGCAAAAGAGTCTCCTCCACAGGGAGAAGTGATTGCCATCGGAGACAAGGTGGAAATTGTCAAGAAGGGCAACAAAGTTCTCTACACAAAAGGAGCTGGCATTCGTGCTGAATTCAACAAGGTTGAGTACCTCATTATGAGGGAACACGACATTCACTGCATTCTTTAATGGCATTTGTAGCGAAATACACGGAAAGTCTTCGCCCAATAAGGGAGTACCTTGTAGAAATCACCGGTATCTACAAGGATACAATTGAATTTGGGACACTCCTCCTTCATAGCCCATCCAATATTTATAACGAAACAAATGGACTGTGCGAGGAAGGTACCATTGTCAAAGCTCCCTTATCGGGTGAATATGACGAGTCGGTGATTGGCAAGAAAGCCACCTTTTGGTTTTCTGAGGCTCATTCCGTGTATAAGGGACATATGCCAAAGATTGATGGGCATTTACTTGTTCTCCCCGATTCTGTTATTTCCGTAGATGGAGAGATGGCAGGGGAGTACATTTATTGCAAGCCTATTGAGACTGCTAGGTCTGCATCAGGAATCATCATCCCAAACATTGAACTTATAAGTATAGACACTCTTCAGAAGCCCCGGCAGAATGTGAGAGAGTTTTACACAGACAGAGGCATTGTATCCGGGAAGAATAAACACTACCCTGAAGGCACTGTTCTCTTTTGGGGACACGAGGCTAATGTAAGGCTTGGATGGAAGGAAGGATTCCTTGTGAGGAAGCGAATGGTGTTGTGCTATGGTGATGATGCCAAGAGAATGACATTTGTCAAGAACAAACCTGTAAAATGAAGACTCGCAATGTTCCACTATTTAAAGAACCTAAAAGAATGGGTCGTCCTATTAAGTACGACTTCACGCCTTTCTTCAAAAAGTCCATCAAATACATTGTGTTCCCAAATCTCACGATTAAGAACTACGACTCACTGCGAAGCACCTTTGCTAGATGGCGCAGAAGGGAAGGTATTGAGGGGCGTTTTGAATACGATATACTTGATGCAACAGAAAAAGACCCCTGTGGGATAGCTGTATGGAGGTCGGGGGAAAGTTGAATGCTGTGATATGGCTCTCCTATAATCAAAATAGGGTGGGGCGGTTTAAGTTTTATCAGTTTGATGATTATTTAAACAACGGCATTCAGTTTTTCCCTTACGCCACACTTAACGAATTGAAACGATCATGGAGGATTACAAAGAAACTGTTAAAGACAAGGTCCGAGCCAAAGGCAAGACTGGGAATGTTGGGAAGCAGAGAGGGGATATTCATCTACCGGAATGCAAGGATAGTTGGAGAAGAGTCTTTAATGAAACAATTAAGTGCTACGAGGTTTATGTCAGAAAAAGTAATGTCCTTGTAGCTACAGGTATCGGAAGCCCCGGAGATAGTTTTCTCATCGGGGCATTGCCTGTTATAATGACATTGTACGAACAACTACTTAGAGAAATAGAAAATGGCGAAGTCAAAGACGATACATTCAGAGGAGCAAGATACATCCTCAACAAGCATAAGGAGAATATCCGAAAAGGAGAGGCAATGGACAGAACTAATCTACTCCGACTCGATTCCCCTGAGTTTGACCTGGGAGGGCAGGGTGGCGGAAACTACACGGAGGCTGAAGTTTTCAATTGATGACGAGGCTCTAAGAGATGCCAGCAGAGAGTTCTTTCTTTACAACATCAAGGCAGAGGCTTATTGGAGTTTAGTGGTGATGTATCATAATGTCTGCGATTCCATCAGGACTCCTGAGATGCAGATAGAAGGTAAAACCTCAAACGAGAACTCTTCTTACAAGGTTAAGATTGAGAATAGCCTCAAGTTGAAGCCTGTAATGGATGAGATAAAAAGATTGGCAGAAGATTTGTTTAAGAAGAATGAGGTGGCAGAGGCTGACTTCAATGCTGGTAAGATTCTCAGTGATTTTGGAGAGGGTGCTTTGGAAGCTGCATTAAGAGAGGTGAACAATGAAAGTGGTCCTAGCAAAGGCAGAAAAAGAAAGGAAGAGGAGGAAGCCGAAGCGTGAGCAGTTTATAATACTTAGCCGGGTGTTATGGGATGTTCCTCTTGGACATATTGTGTCCATAAATAAATCCCGATTTGTAGCCAACACCCACATTGAATTCAGGAAGTACATCAAACATATGTATCGTGGATGCTTCATCCTCATAAAGGAAGGCAAAAGATTGTGGATACTAAAACGGATAAAGGATGAATCGAAAAAGTCAGAAGAAAATCAAGCAAATCGCAGAAGGAGATTTTATCTTCCTAAGAGGGCAACACATCTCCGCAAAATGGCAAGTATCCCAAATAATTGATGGCAAGTGCTACATGAAGATGGTGGGGGAAACAAAGGAATATGTACACCCCGAAACTTGGTATGAGGTGGGGAAGCCTTTGTTCAAGAAAGGGCTGAGAGCGTTTCCTTATAGTTCCATTCTTGACAGGGATTGGCAAGCATTCCAAGCGAGGAAAGAAATGCTCCGTTTATTTGGGGATATTTCTCGACTAAGTGGTAGGCTTCCTAAGTTGACAAACGCATCTAAAGTGCTATATTGCAAGAAGATAATTGAAACCTTTATTGGTGAAATGAAGGAGGCTTTGAAAAAAAGCAACAATGCTTGGAGAGAATCAAAAAATCAAGAACAATAGAATCGTTGAAACCATTTGGAGTTTGGACTGCATCACGCCTCCAATTCCATCTGATTTAACGACAGTTCCTGGGTATGGAGACCCGAAGGCAAAGTTCACCCGTACTCCCATCCCGGAGTATATGAACATTGAAAAGAGCCAAAGACAAGAAGATGGCTCTATTCACTACACACCTCTTCAGCAACAGTTCATCAAGGATGAGATTAAGAAGATATTCCATTCGGGACAATGGATATACATTCGTGGTGCGCTTACATGGCTGAATCCTTGGATGTACCTTGGACTAAACTATTGGAAGCCTGCCGTAGAAACGAATGATGGATTCCTTGAATATCGGGACAGGCAGAGAAAGATATTACACTACTGTTGGAACATCCACGAACACCACAAAGAACTTGGGGTTATATATCTAAAGGGTAGGCAGGAAGGTTTGTCCACTAGGGGTCACCTTATTATGTTTTGGCTTGCCATTCGTGCTGAGAGGCAGAACATAGGACTTTCATCTTCTGATCAAAAGCTTGCTGATGAGAACTTTGATGAACTTATTGCAAAGCCTGTAAATGCGCTTCCGCTATGGTTGATTCCTGTACACAGGATGAACAAGAACGAATTGCTTCTTGTTGAGCCACCAGAGAGGCAGTCGAAAACTAAGAAAACTGCCAGCGTTTCCAAAGCATTGGGAGGTTCTATAAGACTTCGTGCCTTGACAAAGCGAGGATGGGATGGTAAGCGTCTGAACGGACTATTTGCCGATGAAGGTGGTAAGTGGGTGCAAGTGCAAATCACAAAGTGGTGGGCAAAACAAGTGCGAGCCTTGATGGTGAATGGCCGAAAGAGGGGATTTGCTTTCTTCCCTACAACAACGGAAGAAGGAGACCAGGGAGGTGCAGAGTTCCAAAAGTTCTATGATCAAGCCAACATTGAGACACGGCAGAATGGGAAGTATCCCACCACCACCAACAAACTTGTAAGTCTATTCCTCCCTGCCTATATGGGGCTTCCCGGATGGACAGATGAATACGGCAATGACATTGTCCACTATCCTGATGAGGAGCAGTGGGAATGGATGCAGGAACACGGACACGATGAAAGGATAGGAGCGAAGGATAAGTTGATGCGTGATAGGCAACAACTCCTTGAGGCGGGATTGGATGACTTGTATGCTGAAGAGATGAGGCAGAACCCATTCAATCCATCGGATGCGTTTAATAGCCTTAATGAGCATTGCCCATTTGATGTCACCATCCTCCAGGCTCTGAAGAGAACTGCTGATACGAAAGAGATACAAGACCAAATCCGCACAGGATATTTCTATTGGCTTGATGCTAAAGAGCGTTCTATTGTGGGATGGAGAGATGATGCCAAAGGTCCAATACAAAGAACCTGGGAGCCACAGGCAAACCTTATAAACAAAACCACATCAAGAAGAGGTGTAAAAGCCCCTACGAATGTTAAACTTGGTTCGCTTGGTGTTGACCCCTATCTAAAAGCAAGCACAAAGACCAAGGGGTCTAAAATGGCTATCACAGGCAAGCTGTATTACAACAGATATTACGAGGAGCAGAACAGAAAGGAAAGGCTGAACACAGGAAGAAATATGCCGGGATACTTCCCTACGCCATCCGTATTCCTATCCTTCCTCCACCGATCCGCTGATATGAATTCTGACCTTGATCAATTGCTTATGGCTGCGGTGTATTATTCAATGCCTGTGATTGTGGAGAATAACACTTCCATTTCTGTGGAGAACTTCTTCCACACAAGAGGCTATGGAGGATTCCTTTTGAGGGAGGCAGAGATATTGAATGAGCAGTCTCCATCACAAAGCCAATGGGAAACCATCGGAATTCACACAGGAGGAGAGGGGCAAGGAAGTGATGTTGTTAGGCGTGGTGCTACATACTTCAATGATTTCCTTCGTGGGGATGCCTTGTACTTAGGAGACCACATTTACAACATCATTGAAGAGCCTATTCGCTATCCGTTTATGGCTAACATCAATGACAATATGCAGTTTGACATTACGGACAGGACTAAGAGTGATGCCACGATGTCTACGATAATGGTTCACTTTTATGAGTACAATGTGAATGATTACAGCAATCCGTTTCTGTTTGTAGAACGCCCTACAAGTAATGCCTCAAGGCTTTTCCCTAAAGGGACATTCCTGAGAAGAAGGACTGCGTAAAAATTTTTTAAGGCTGTCCCTGAAATTTTGTATTTTTGGGCTTCACTTTAAAAAAAATTCTCAATGGCACTTCTTAATATGCACTCAACAGTTAGCCCAATCTCTGGTATGGCTATTTCTACTGGCTCTGCTCTTATTACATACAATACAGACGCAATGAATTGGCCTACTCTTGCTTCTCAGTCAGGTATCGCTGCTTGGTCTCGGTTTGAGTACACCAATGCAAACCAAACTGTAGGCACTGCATACGTTAAGCACACTGTTGCTAACATTCGCACTGCTGCTGGAGCTTCTCTTGTTAGCTAATAAATAACTCTGTCATTGAGGTATAAAACGCCACCCCTCACAAGGGGGTGGCTATATTTGTTTTATATAGGCTGCGTATAGTGAACTCCAAATTCATCACACATAACTCCAAATCCATTTTCTTTTTCACTTATGGCTTTAATGTTATGTAAGTTTTCTTTCCTGCCTTTTGAAGTTGTCCAATCTGAATGATGCTCTTGATGGTAGCAAACTTTAAATGGAAGCTCGTTTTTCATTTTGTCTGCCCAAAACCCATCCCATCCAATTCTTCCAAGGTATAGATTAGTCTCCAGTATTTCTGGCAAGCAAGCTGCGGTTTTTCGGAAAGCAAATAAATCCAATCCTGGGGAGGTGGTGTATTCCTGAATATCTGTGTAAGATAAAACGTGCGGTATCCCTTTGACATCAACTCTTCTTGCGTAGCAGCAATCTAAATTTAAACTGTCCATGTATGCCCGAATTATAGCTGTTGATTCATTTACAAGGCAAATGTCTCTATTAGCTATAAGAAGAATGTCATCTGAATGCGACAATAGCTCAAGACCTTCACGCAATATATCATTGACAAAAGGCAGCCCTTCTGATTGGTGAAAACTTGTGCTAAAATGAATATCTTGTTTTGATAGGTGATTCCATGTAATCATAGCCATTGAATGCCTGTGCATAACATCCATGTTCTCGCTAATGTAATCATTTACAACCAAATACGTCCTTGCGGCAAAATAGTCGCTAAATTGTCTTGTTTGTTCATTGCGATAAATTAAAGCCATTAAATACGAATAGTTTGAAGAAATCATTTCTTTCGTAACCACCCCTATTGTGTTTTTCTTTGGCGCACCTTGAACCCAAGATGGACTTCTTGTTAGTAAAATACAAGGCATGTCGCAAAGGTGGTATTGTAAGCTGTCATTTAAAATATACAATGTATCTGGCTGATTCATATCTTCTTTTAAAATCTTGAATCCCCTTGTGTGTGGCTCGTATATACTAAATTTAATGCCGAGCATTTTAAGACACCTGCAAATGTTAAGCAATACATTTTCGTCGTCTGCCACTTTGCTGCTGTGCCCATCTAAGTTTATAACGGCTCTTTTAAATTGATGACGCATAATATTCCTGATATGTTTGAAAAGACCTGAATTGTTTCATTTGTTCTAATGGAGTGCCGTCTTGTTGGCAAACAATTATATTGTGAGAAGGGTGCGACATTGATAAAATGTCTTTTGCAATGTAAGGATTTGAGTTTGGTATCTTTTTCATTTTAATGCAGGTGTGTTGTGGGAATAACTCTTCTAATATCCCGGAAAAATGGTCAAGACAAGCAATGATGGAAGGCTGTTTTAGTTTTTTAGCCACCATATAAATGTCCCCGAATCTGCCAAGTACAACATAAATGTTTTCTATTTTTTTGTCGTACATGAGGCTGAATTTTTCTTCATGGTTGCACACTGCTATTAGCCTGCCGTGTACATCGTCATTATAGACAATTTGGTATGTCGGGTCTTTTGTAATAAGCATCTTGGACCTATGGTGTTTTACATGATGCGTGTCGTCAAGAACAAGAATGTATGGCCTGTTCTTCATAATTTCACGCACCGTAAGGAATTCAAAAAATCCAATACCCCCTGCGCTATCGAGAAGAATAAGAGGAACATCGTCTGCTATTGTAGGAAGCAGGCGTTCCAATATGTTTTCTTCCATGCCTTCATTCCCATCTCCGCCACTAAGCATTCCCATAATTTCATTTGTATAAAACTCTAATGGGTTTGCGTCATCAATAAATACATCGTCTTGAAAAATTTGTGGGTTTCTTTCCATAAATCCTTTTGCCGCTTCAGAATCAACGGATAAGCCATGCAAACACTCTACAAACGGAAACTCTTTTAAATTCTCTTTTGCCTGAGAATAGTTTTTGTGGGAACACTCAATTGTGTAGAGCTTTTTAGGGTTTAAAGAAGCAAGCATTCTTGTACTTCCTGTGCCTAAATATGTCCCAGTTTCAAGTATAAATGACGGGCTAAATGTCTTCAAAGCATCCAAAAAGGGCTTATCCTCAACCATTGTTATGGATGCGTGTTCATAATCTTTATATAATTTCATTAGCGATTTTTGTACAAATGTAAAACAAGTATTTGGTAAAACTGCTCTGCAATATTTTTTGAGTTCTATAATAGTGCGAAAAATTGTATCTTGCACCCATTATGCTTGAGCAGCTAATCACCACCGTACTAACCTACTTGAATGCCGGAGGCTACTACAAAAGTGCCGAGGAAATCAAGAATGCCATCAATGTAGCCCAGCTTGATTTATACAAGCGGCTAAGAGGAAACTTGGCACAATATGCGCCTGGGAGACCATCTTCTTCCATCACTCCTGAAGAAACAAATGTCACAGCAGATGCTATTTCGGAGCTGTACAATGTTGTTGATAGACCCATTAAAGGGGATAATAGAATAGCGGATTTATCACCTGACACTTTAGGGATAGAAATTGATTTACTACTTGCTCTTGAAGTTTCCTATTTGGACAACCCTAGCGAGTTCTATCCCATAAACATTGTGCCTGATAATCAGTTTTTGATGATGAAGCACAACCCCGTTATTCCTCCTATTAAAACACGACCACTTGGAAGAATGCTTGCAGCGTCAGTGTATGAGGTTTACCCATTCCAAGGCGTTGATTTTTACAGAGGAAGAGTGTTAGTGCTTCCAAGTCAAGTAGATTTTACATTTGAAGATAGTGGTGGCCCGATTCCAAATATTAACATTATTCAAGATATTAGTTGGTCGGCTGATAAGTTGGACAATATGGTGTATGGAACAGTTGCCAATCTTGGCTTCAATCTTTCAAATGGTGTTTTGGTGCAGTCTGGTAACGCTATGAATGACAAAATTCTGTAAGACATGGGAATTGATTACAACTACATAGCCAACCAAATCGTCCTGATATTTACGGCAGGAAGACCCACTACAGAGGGCATAGATGTCCGTGAGGTGGAAGCCTTAGTGAAGCAAGCCGCTGCCACTGTTGGTCGTCAGGAATACTTTGAGAACTACAAGGCCGAGAACCAATCCACCGTGAATGGTCAATGGCTTGTAACATACCAATTGCCATTAGCAACAGATACCATTACCGGCTACAAGTATGCTGCTCTTTCTGAGAACTATCTTCCTCTGCCTAAGAACAGGGGTGTTGTTCGTGTTACCATAGCAGATAGCACTTACAAAGGAAAAAAGCAGATTGCCTTTATAAACTTTGAGAACTACGAGAACATTCGTGGCGGATCTACTATAAAGTTTGCCGGGAGTTATTTCTATTCCTTAGAGGCAAAGAAAGTGTATGTGCTTCCTGCCTGTGATGCTCCAATCAAGTTTCAATACATAAATGTCACACAAGCTGTGGCAAACGATGCTACATTGAACGAAGCCCAAGCGTTGCTCATCATTCAACAAGTGATGCCAATAATGATTCAGCGTTACTCAAGGAGGGCTGATATGGATACGGATGCAAATCCAAATGCGCTATAATTAAAACGAGATTATGCTTACACAAACTGTAGATGAAATAGTTGGAGTTGTAATTGAGGAGATGGAAATCCCCTCTAATCAAGCATTCCGTTTACAATCCTTCGCTCTTGATTTCATTAGGGCGATGCAGAAAGATGTTAAGACGCTAATACCTGATCGTGACAAGGAAATGTTCTACGAACTTCCTGCCGCAGGGTATAACATCGTTCGGCTGCCGAATGACTATTACGACTACATAAGTGTTGGCGTTCAGGTGGGGCATTACATAAAAGGTCTTGCCATCAATAACAGACTCACGAACCACAAAGAACAGCCCGACATCGCTCCTCTGATACAAAGTAATTATAACAATATTTGGTATTGGGGAGGGCTTTATGGCTATGGAATGGGATGGGGAACAAGTGGAGCAATTGATGCCTACGGAAACGGAGGTGACTACGGAGATGTTACAATAGACATTGATAAGAGGATTCTTATTACGGCTCCTACATTCAGGTTTAGGAACATCACTCTGAGGTATTACACCAATTGCCTCAACCCATCAGGAGAAACCCATGTACACCCTTGGTTCATCTCTGCTTTGAAGAACTGGATTTACTACAAGTATTACTTCTTGAAGGGGGATGCAAGATGGCAGCCTGCCAAGATTGAATACGAGAACGAGTATTTGTTTGCCGTTCAGAGTAAGTACAGAACTAAGATTCCTACAATTGTGAAAACAATGGAGCGCATTAGAGGCTATAGACACGGATAAAATAGAAAATGGCACAAGAAACATCGGGAACTATATCCAAAACCATTCTCAAGAATGAGATGCTCCCAATGCTCCTTAACGAGCAGAAGAGGGCTGATAGGGCATATGCTTTAGAAGAACAAGCCAAGAAGAGGGCTGCTGAATTAGCAGCCAAGCAGGCGGCTGAGGATGCTAAGTTTAAGCCAGAGATTGGGGCTACGGAGGGAGGCTTATTTATGCCTCAATTACAGGAATTAAATAAAGCTGATATTGACCAAACTGTTGCAATATTTTCAGACCCAAAGTCCCCTCTTCAAATGAAGTATCAAGCAAAGACGGACTTAGATAGAAAAATAAATGAGAAAAACTCTTGGCAGAAATACACCGAAGGCAACATAAAGAATCAATTGCCTGAGTTGCAAAAATACTACAATGTAAGCGAGGCGGATATTCCCACTTATTCTCAAAAGTATAAAGCAGACCCGTCTTTGTTTACCATTAATCACGCATTAGAGTTTAGTAAATCAATAAAGCAAGACCCAAATAGGGTGAAGTGGAGAGAAATAGGAACTAATTTGTTCAAGACAATTGGTTCTGATGAATATTCTTTTACAAATAGTCTTGGTCAACAGGAGGTAATTAAAGGTAGTAATTTGTTTATTCCTGAAGTAACTACAAATCCTGTTACCGGTAAAAAAGTTACTTCAAGAAGAATCAATGGTCAAATAGCTTCTGAAGTAGTAATGGGTAACCCAGAGGTATCGGGAATAGTAACAAACTACACCGATTTAAGAGTTCCTGAATTGGTTAAAGACCCAGCTATTGTACAGGCAGCAACGGCCAAAGGAGTTGAATTAAAAGATTATGCGTCTGATGTTGCCACATCTGAGGCTATGAACAAGTTGTTTGCTAATATGGGCGGCGTGAATTATAGCCAAGATATTACAACAGAAGAGGGTAAGGCAACAGCAAAAGCGAAAGGGGAAAAGCAAGCAGACATCACTTCAGGGAAAACTCCATCAACATCTACTGTTTACATTACAAAGGGAGCGAATGGTAAACCAATTTACGATGAAGTCTCTTGGGGAAATGTTGATACATTTTCATTCCCTAAAACATCTCTTCCTGGGGGTGCAAATAAGAAAGTTCTTCCTATATCTAACCCGGAAGAATTTAAAGAAATATTTGCTGAAGGACCAAACGGAACTTGGCTTTTAAAGCAGGGTTTTGATATTGATAGTGCGCAACTCGTAATGGCTGGAGAGGCTAAGGATGACATTCCATTAGTAGGTGGAGGAGTTAGGAAAAGAGGAACTTTTCTTTCTCCAAGATTTATTGCTACAATGAGTCCTGAACAACAAAATAAATATGTTAAATCATATGAAGCCTACAAGGTAACGCCTTCGATAAAAACCTATAAATACGATCCAAATACTGATAGCTACGACTTGAGTTCTCCTCAAGTTAAAACCGTAGAAATGCTTATTCCTAAAGATTACGCAGGAGAATTGACTATTGCTATTGGCAATAAAAACCAAGCAAGAAATATCAACAAGCCTAGCAAACCAAGAATCTCAAAAGGAGGATATAAATAATGGCAGAACCACTAGCGAATGGGCTTGACCCAAGGAAAAAACTATATTCAGCTTTGGTTGGCGGTTCTGACAAAGAACTTGCCTCTGAGGTTAAAAAGTTTTCATACAACAAGTTCAACGGCTTGTTGGACAACAATGACTTTGTTCGGGATTTATTTATGGATATTTCGGAAAGAGGAATTGTCCTTGATCCTAAAAATCCGAATGCTTCAAAAGACCCTGTTGAGTTTGCAAACGCATTTATTTACAGAGAGCCTATTGCCAAGCCTCAACCACAAGCCGCTCCTAAGCAAGAATTTCTTGAAGTGCCTTCTTTGGAGGAGCAGGAAGCATATACGCCTCCTGCACAGCCGTTAGTTGGGTCTCCTGAATACGATGTCAAGCTTCAGAAGCAATACGGAGGGATAGCTCCTACATTGGGAGCAACATTTGGAGGCGTTCCTGCTTCCTTTGAAACTAAGGCACAAAAGAAGCAAGAGCAAATTAGCCCTGCGTTCAAGGCTCAACAATTAGCCTTTGAAGATGTGCCTATTGCCGAGGAGCAAAGGAAGGCGCAGAGACAGTTTGCTAAAGCGACAAAGCAAGAGAAGGAGGCTGCTTTGAGGGGTGGTACAGGATTTGAGATTCAGCAAAAAAGGGCTAATGAGCAAAGGGAAGCTACCCAAAAACTGAAAGATTTCGGTTCTTCTTTGGGGGTTACTTTTGACAATATGATTAATAAGGTCAAAGCCGCTGAGGCTATGTTTGGTGCTAAACAAAGAGCATTATTAACATTTGGAGAGAAGGGAAAGAAGGCAGAAGAACAAGAAAAGAAAGTTAAGCAACAAGTCCTTGGTTATCTTGACCAAGTAGACCAAGACTTTGCCGCTAAACAAGCGGAATACAACATCGAAGGCAACATTTATGATGTTATAAGTAAAGGGCAGCTAGATAGACTCCCTGAAGCATTTGCCTACAATTTGGCTCAAATAGGCATCAATGCTCTTGGCGCAGGCACAACAGGAGGTTATTCTACATTTGCTCAAGTAGTCCCAGATATGTATAAAGCTGGGGTGGAAGAGATAGCAAGAAAGACTAACACAACTCCTGAAGAAGTTATTGCAAGCGGAAAAGATAAAGAAGTTATTGCTTACACCGCAGGTGCTATAAGCGGAGGAATAGATTACTTTTCAAGTGGACTCCTGGGTCAAGCCATGAGGTCTAAGGGAGCATATAAGTATCTTCGTGATTTGGCTCTTAATAAAATAGGGAAGACAAAATGGAAGCAAGCCGCTGCATCTGCCGCTGCTCTTGGAGGCGTAGCAAATATTGAGGGGCTAACAGAGGGGGCGGAGGGGTTAATAGAAGTAGCTGCTCCGCAAGTTGCCTCGGCTAAATCATTTAAGGAAGCGAGGGAGAATATTTATGGCGAACTACAGAAGCCAAGCACACAAAGAAGGCTTGCTAGTGATATTGTTGGAGGTGCTGCTGGAGGTGGTGGATTAGTCGCAGGAGGTCGTGGCTTGGAGAGACTTGCTCAAGGTGATTTCACTTATGGCGATGTGAGGAAAACCACACAGAGAGCCGATATGGACATTGTTCAAACGGACAATAAAATCCAAGAGCGCAACAAAATCGCTCAGGCTATGGAGGAAGCCGTTAAAGGCAACCCCGAAGCGGAAGGGCAAATCAGAGCGCAATATCAGAAGCGTGTGAACGAGGCTGCTCCTACAGATGAGGAGGTGCTGAATGCTTACGAAGGACTTGCTGCTCTTCCTGAAACGGAGGAGAAGAATACTATTCGTGAGAACCTTGAAGCCTATATGGCTGAGAAAGGAATTCAGCCTGAAGCCGCAGGAATGGAGGCAGGACTTGGAGAGGGGCTAAGAGTTCCATCTCCTGAAGAAGCTCCTATAATACGAACTGTCAATCCTCAGTTCCCTCCACCACAAGCAACACCTGAACCTGTTGCTCCTGAAGTAACACCTGAACCAATTTCCCCTGCTGAAGAGCCTTCCTTAGAAGAAAGCCTTTTAGGAATTGTTCCTCAAGAGCCTGTTACGGAGGAAGCCCCTGTAGAGGAAGCAACCCCTATTACTCCTGCTGAGGAGGTAGTTGCTGCCGCTCCTGAACAAGTAGTTCCTGCGGAGGAAGTAACGCCTGAATCAAAAAAAGAAGAAATAGAGAAAAAAGGCAAAGACCTTGAGAAAAGATATAATGCTCTTCAGAAAAGGCATAAAAAAGAGTTAGCCGACTTAAATAAAAAAGAAGGTAAAAATTATGCAGATGGATTTGATATTCTAAATATCAATGAGGATTCGCAAGATAAATCTCCACGAAGCAAAGAGGCGGTAGTATTAGCGGAAAGGCATGAAAAAGAATTTCAAGAACTACTACAAGAGCAACGCTCTTTGCAAGAAATGGCTGAAGAAGTTTCGTATAGTAATTATGACTTTTCAGGAAAAAAATCAACTTTACAAAAATTAAAAGATGCCATTGGTGCTGTCTATAGAAAAGACAAAGATGCTTTAGAGGAAGGGTTTATGAACTCTTATGAAGCTCTTGATAGAGCAAATCAAGTGGGAGGTAGTAATTATGTGGCTCATGGAATGGGGAAAGCCTCTATCTCACAAGCATACAATTCCCTTGTAGAACTTTTTACAAAAGGTATTAATCCTCAGCGAGGAGGAGGTAAACTTTATGTAGCCCCTTTGTCAGGAGGGATAAGTACGGGACAAACTGCATCTGGAAATGCCTATATGGACGGGCCATTTACTTTGATTGCCAATAGAGAGCATCAAGGTGATATAACAGACATAAGTCAAGTTGGTGGGATAATAGTTAATGATGGGATAGCGACTAATGAGGTGATTTCTTCATTGCGTGATTTATTCCCTAATTTAGTAATTGAATCAACTTCCAATACAGACAAACTTGTTGAACAATTAAATCAAAAGTCGGAACAACAAGCCGCCCCTGTTGCCCAAGTAGAGGAAGTAGTGGCTGCCGCCCCTGTTCCGAAAGGAAGAAAGAAGGCCACCCCTGTAACACCTACTGCTCCGAAGGTGGAGAAGCCTCAGCCTAAGAAGGAGGAGCCGAAGAAGGAGGAAGTTTTTACTATTGATACAAATGGCAATATTGTAAAAGCAGAAGTATTAACAAAAGGAGAAACAACTTCATCTGTTTTTATAAATGGAAAGCAAGGGTTTCGTGCCAATCGGGAATTATTTGGCACAAAAGAAGAGGCGCAGAAATACATTGAAGCCACCGAAGAGAAGCCTACAACAGGAACACCACAAGAAGGAGATGCCGTAGAAATAGCCCCTCAAAGAGAGGGAGGTTCTCCCAGGAAGATGGTATTTAAGGATGGGGAATGGAAGCAAAATGTCGGAGGGGAGATTGTTAAAGTTGGGCCTTCTGTTCAAGGTCAAGCCCAAGAAGTGTTTGCCGGGAAGACGGAGACAAAGGCAGAAGGAACAAAGCCTGCTGAAGAAACAATGCCAACGGCCGAGTTCACATCCAAGCAAGAATCTTCTGCCTCCGAGGAATTTGACGGCACAAAGAAGCCATCAAAAATTAAGATGAAGACCTTTGACGGCAAGCACGGCAAAGGAGCGTTTGAAAGGATGAGGAACATCACAGATAACTTTGAAGACATAATGGACGGCCTGTCCGAGAAAATAAAACAAGATTGTCTATAACATGAAAGAATCACTATTAAAAGCCAGCGACAAGAAGCTGCTGAACGAAGCCGTAGGACACGAACTCTACGCTTCCAACTTTTACAAGTATGCCGCCTCCTGCTGTCAGAAGCAAGGACTATTCGGGGCGCAGAAATATTTCGAGAAAGAATCTGCTGATGAACTCACACACTATTACAAGCTGCGTGATTTCTTTAACGACAGAGGAGACGAAGCTGATATGCCTCAAGTGGACGAGGTGGACTTCAATGAGGGCATTGATTTGATGGGCATCCTTGATGCTGCTTATGACCTTGAGAAGGACTTAGGCGATTTCTATAACGACTTCTATTTCTCAACAAAGGATGCTACAGTGCAAGTGAGGATTCAAAAGTTTGTGAAGATACAAACTAAATCTGTGGGTGAATACGGAGACCTTATTGCGAGGCTTTCTCTTGTTAGTGAATGTCCTGGAGGACTTCTTATCTTTGATCAAGAATTAGGTAATAAATAGAAATGGCTAAACTTCCTTGCGTTCCTCAGTCCCGGATATTCACTTTTAAGGAAACCGGCGAAACAATGTCTTACAATCAGGTGCGTCAGTATCTGATGGAGAACCCCGACTTGTGGCTTGGCAAGGGAGAGCAAAAAACGGAGGGCAAGAAAGCAGACCCAGTTCTTGCGGCTCTTGACAAAGGAAAGATAAAAGGGGTTGCTGGTATGAATGCGGCTTTATGGAATACCGCCATTGACACCATTAAAGCAGCCTATAGCGCAGGGAAGGCTCTTGCCGAAGCCATAAACGAAGGCATTGCCTATTTAAAAAGCAAAGGGGAGGATGTATCCAAATATCAGGATGCCCTTGATGATATACGCAAAGCAGAGAAGCCAAGAGTGGCAACATTCTTTTCGGGAGCCGGGACAATGGAAGCCGCTCTTCCAAAATCCGAATCTGTGATGGCTGTGGAGTATAGCCCTACATATATGAAGGCTTACAACGATGCCTTTGGAACAAAGTATGAGGCAAGGGATGTAACAAAGATAGACCCTCAAGAAGTGAAGGCTGCCAACCCCGATATCTTTCACGCCTCTCCTGTTTGTAAGAACTTCTCAAAAGCGAAGAACATCAATACGGTGGAGAAATCCGATATGGATTCTGCCGAATCCGTAGCAAAGGTGATTCGTCAAGCACAGCCTCCTGTGGTTACAATTGAGAATGTTCCAGGCTATAAAGACACCGTCCCATTCAATGCAATTATTAAGGCTCTTGAAGATGCGGGATACACTTACGATGTTGGGGTATACAATGCCGCAGACTTTGGAGGCTCTCAAAATAGAAATAGGCTATTTGTTCGTGCCGTAAAAGATGGTAAACTTCCTGCTGTTCCAAGTAAGAAGAAGCAGGGTGATTGGTATAAGGCCGTAGAGGATTTGATTGATGATGCGCCTGATGCCCCATTCACCACAAGGACAAAGGAGAAGAACTGGGAGCAAGAAAGGATTGATGAAATGATAGCAGATGGCAGACTAGATGCCTCAAAACCTATTATTACAATGGGTGCTTCTGCTTACAAAGGAGAAGCGGCTGCTACAAATGCTGGCAATCCATCTCCAACACTTTTAAGTTCCTCGGCTCAAGTTCCTCGCATCATTATGCCTGATGGCAGAATAAAAAGGGTGACACCTGAAATGATGAAGCGTCTTATGGACTTGCCTCTTTCCTATCCTGTCCCTGCCGATGCTAAAGTTGCAAAGGAAGTGTTAGGTAACGGAATGGATGGTGCGTTCACAAAGGCACTTATTGAACCTCTCATCAAGCCTGTTAAAGCAGAGGATCGTGTAGAGAAGTTTCTTAAAGACCTCTATTGGAAAGAGGGAGGCTTGGCAATGAATGCTGGGCTATGGAATGCTACTGTCACTACCATCTTGAAAGCATACCAAGCAGGAAAGACTGTTTACGAAGCTATTCAGGCAGGGATTGACTATTTGAAGAAAGAGGGAGAAGATATAAAGGAATGGCAAAACTATATTGACTCTGCTACGGAGCAATTCAAAAGAGATGCTGAAAAAGCGGGCAGAGAAATAGGAACGCCTCCAACAGAAAAGCCTCCTGTAACGCCTCCTCCAACAGAAAAAAAACAAGCCTCTACTGAAGGTGGAGAAACTAAAGAGCGTAAGTTCATCACCTCTATTAAAGAAGCTACAGATATTTCTGATTCTGTAAAGGAGGCTCTTGGTGGGGAGCGGACTATGTATGAGGTTTTGCCCAACTGGGTAAGCACACAAGAAGCCAATGCTATTCTGAATGCTGTTGGAACGGAAAAGGCAAAAGAGATGGTGCTAACATCTAGCAGACAAATGCCATCTGCATTCAGAACTACACTTGCTCAAGTGCTTATTAAGCAATACAACAAAGAAAGAAATTTTCAAGATGCCGTTGATGTAGCCGAAGGAATTTCTGAAATGTCAACAGATTGGGGACAAGGTATCCAGGCTTTATCATTATTTGAATTCCTTACTCCTGACGGTCAATTATTAGCAGCACAAAGAGAAATAGACAGACAGAAAAATAAAAGGTTTGCAGCAGAGAAAGGTAAAATGGACAAACTCAAAACAGCTTTAAAGAAGGCTGATGATGAGGCCGTTGCTGCTGCCGTTGAATCTGTAGTAGCTGACACCACTCCTGCTCCTGAAGCTACACGATCCAAGAGTTGGGGAGAGAAGAATAAGATTGTAACGAAGTCTATTTACGAAGCCGCTAAAAAGGCTCTCAAGAATATAAAACTATTCTCTACGCCACTTCCTGAAGAACTCATCACCATTGCCGCCTACCACATTGAAGCAGGAGCAAGAAGTTTTGCTGATTTCAGTAAGGAGATGATTAAGGACTTCGGTAAGAAAGTTAGGCCATATTTAAAAGCTGCCTACAAGAATGCCCAGGCGAAAGTGGGAGGTACAGGTTATTCTACTGACACGGAGGTAGCCAAACATATTGCTACGGACTTAGAGAAGGATATTCAGAACATCCTGAAAGAATCTGGCATTAAGATTCGTGAAGTTATAAAGCAACACTATTCAGAAGGCGAGCGCACTAAGGAGGCTTTAACAGAAGCCTTAGTTGAAAAACTTGGATTGGATGAAGGGGATGCCGCCATCATAGCCGATAAGGTTAATGAGGTGTTCACTAAGATTGCCACCGAGAAAAAGCAACAAGCCCTCAATACAATTGAAAGAAGACTTACAAGGAAAACTCCCGTACGCAAGACTGCCGAACAAAAACTAATTGAACTGTCCAATCTTGGTGCGCTTGATGAAAAAGCATTTAAGGAGGAATACGCAAGGGCTATGGGCTTCCCAGAACTCACCGCAGAGAATGCAGCCGCTATAACGGAACTTGCAGAGAAGGTTCAACAAGCAGCAGAAGGAAAGCCAAAGCAGAAAGCCATTATTGACCTTTTAAACTATCAAGCAAACCTTAAAGGGATAGATGCAATTGATTTAGGAACGGCTATTTGGATGGCTGCTATTCTATCAGGACCAGTTACACAAGCTAAAAACATATTTGGCAATGTGTTCAATATGTCAACCTTATTGTTTGATGTAGCTATAACAAATAGAAAAGACCTTCCATTTATTTTGAAAGGACTTTCTGTAGGGTTAGGCAATGGTGCTTTAGAAGGAGGAACAACTCTTGTTACAGGATATCCCCCAATGAAACTTCGCAACGAAGCGATGGGTATTTTGGAGAGAGCCAAGTTTAATAAACTTAGTCCATACCAATCATTGAAATATGTAACTCGTTTTATGTTGGCTTCTGATGCTTCAACATATGGAGGGTTGCGTGAAATGAGGGCTTATCAAAAGGCTCTGTCAGAAGCAAGAGATAAGTATCCATCTGTTGATGCCGTTCAAAAAGCCATAGAAATATTAGGGCAAACTGATGCACAATATCAAGCTGCAAGGGAAACGGCTAAAATAGAATACGATGAGGAGGTAGCAAGAATAGAAGCCGATAACACTCTTTCAAAAAAGCAGAGAGCAATAAAGAAAAGAGTTGCGGGCATGGAAAGATTTAGGCGTGTTTACGACCTTATCGAACAGAATCGCCCTGAATCTTTGGTTGCTGATGCTCATGACTTTGCAGCAAAAGGTACATTCACCAATCCTCCAACAGGTACTTTGGGTGTAGGAGCAAGGTTCTTGAATGGTGTAAAGCATAATGTTAAACTAGCAAGTCTTGCTATTCCTTTCACAAACACGATTGCCAATGTTGCCAACAATGTCATAAACTACACGCCATTAGGATATGTCAGAGCCGCAAGAGGTGGATCTATTTTAATGGGCAGACAGAAAGAGTTTACAGACGAGGATAAGGCAAGGATGGTGAGAAGTGCCACATTGGGGCTTACTGCTGCCGTGTCTGCATATATATTAAGCGCAGTGGGTGGTGATGACGAGGACGAGGAGAAGAACTGGTTTAGAATCACGGCAGAAGGCTACGGAGACTACAAGAAGAATAAGGAACTTGAAGCTAGTGGATGGAAGCCGTATAGCATTAAAATAGGAGACACCTGGTGGAGTTATCAACTTACTCCGTTAATGGGAATCTTGTCTGTTGTGGGCGCAGTTCGTGATTATGAAAAGTATCACAACAAAAAGATAAACGAATCGGATATGAATAAGTTGGTGTTGCCAATTCAGGTGATGCTATCAACTATTGCCGAGTCTTCATACCTATCTTCTGTAGAAGGATTTTTATCCGCAATCTTAGGCGGGACTAGGGGGAAAGACCCAACTCAGGAGTTAACGGATTGGATATCAAAGATGGGTACATCCTTTGTTCCTGTTGTTGGTACAAACTTCTATCAGCAGAATGCCCTATTGATTCAAAGATTGTTAGACATTCCAGACAAGGAATACAGAGGAACATATCTTGGAAAGATGCTTCGTACGATTCCGTATGCAAGAGACCAATATTTCAATACTGTTAATGGACTTGGCGAGGAGATGCCACCAGCAAAGTTGAACATTCTATATTCATCCTCAGAAGGTGGTAAGTATGAAAAACTTTGGCAGCTTATGGCTGACAAGAACCAGGTGACAAGTAAGCCTGAAAGAAACGGGGCTTCTTACATTGACATTGACGGCAATGAAAAAGCAATGACTGATGAGCAGTTCTATTTGTTTTCTAAGACAAGAGGCGAATACATCCGAAACCTTATGATGGTGAATTATAACGACCTCAAGGATATGGATGTGAAAGAATTTTCCAAATGGATGCAGTCAACAAAGAGTAGCGCAAATAGATTTGCCAACGATGAACTTGCTCTGCAATTTGAGAAAGGAATCTACGAAAAGAACATTCAGCCTTACACATCCGAAGCTGCTCACGAAAAGGATAGGATGACTTATGCTATTGAAAATGGCGATGTAGAAGAAGCTAAAACTGCTTTTGATAACTTTGAGAAACTATCTCCACAAAGCGCATTTAAAGACAGGACAGCTATTTTTGCGGAAATTGCTGATGATAAGATTGCTCCTGCCGGTATTAAGGAAGCGGATCGTATTGACTTCTATAAAGGCGTATTGCTTGGGACTAATCCTAACATCAAGATTCAGCAAAAGCAACCTAATGGCAAAGTGAAGATGGTGCAAAAGCCGTTCAATCAAATTTTCACTCCCGAAGAAGCTGCGAACTATAAGAGTCAATATCTTGAGCAAGAAAAAACTGTTGTCAAGAAATTGGAGGTGTTAGATGAAGTTCTTAAAAAGAAATATAGTGAGAAGATGGCTGGAGCTGCTGTGTGGAGACGATATGTAAAGCAGGCAAATAAGAAGTAACTTTGTAATATGATACACAGGATTGACAGGGTTAACCCAGACATTGATGACAGGGTGATAAAGCCAAACGAGGCGAGGGCTGCAAGCAACCTTCGCTTTGGCGCATCTGTGGAGAACACAAACCTTTCGGGAGGTATTCTCCTCAATGGGAATGAGCAATTACAATATGCCATTCCTGCTGGTGATAATCTTGTTGTCGGTGTGATGGATGACTTTGAGGCACAAGTTGTCTACTTCGCCTTGTATAACAGCAACGGCAACCACGCCATTTATTTGGTGAGGGGTAGTGACAATTCTATAGAGAGGATTGTAAGAGGCTCTTGGCTCAACTTCAACACAACAATGAATGTGTCTATGGCTGCCATTGATGGCAAGCTTTATTGGACAGACAATGTGAATCAGCCGAGGATGGTGAATGTCGCAAAGGGCATTCGCACACAGAAGTTGGAAGATGGGGATGGCACACAAGTGGACACCTATCCATTTCCTGCTGAGGAATGGTATTACACGCAGATAAAGAGGCAGCCGGGAATTGCTTTAGATGTTTACACAATGATTCGTTGGTTCGATAGTTTGTGGTACATTCTTAACACAAGTTGGACTCCAAAAGAGGCTAGTAAGGATTACGCAACAGAACCAGAGGTGTATAACAACACTGGCTTTGGGAATGATTCTGCCTATCAATTTTCTTATTATTATGTATATGACAATGATGAGGAAAGTAGGCTTGCCCCTTGGTCTGAACCAATATTTTGGAAGACAGATATTGTTACTCAAGTTCCTGCTTACGAGTTTCAGAATTACATACAAGGCAAAAATCTAATAAAGAGAATTGTATTTGTATACAGGCAGAACAATGATGGAATAGAGTATATAGCAGCGATAAAGGATAATGATATCAACAACTATATATCTCCAACATCGCTTCCGGGCTACTTCCCAAGGCTCAATGTAAACCCAGGATCTCCAATAACCGCTGCTCAAGTTGTAGTGGATATTCAGAATGTCCCATCAATAAGTTTTGTTAGTGCAGACTTGCAAAATCTACAGAGGACTCCCGTATCAACCAACATCACCAATGCAAGATTTGATGCAGTTCCATTGCAATCTCAAGCAAACGAAATTGCTCAGAATAGGCTTAACCACGGAAACTATCTTTCCGACTATCCTCAATTTAATGATATTGAATTAAGTGTAGTCCCTCAAGCAATCACGGTATTCCCACCTCCAGTTTCTGAAGCACTTAATTCTGTAGTAAATGTTAGGTCTTTTAGACCGTCATCGACATATAGTTTTGGGATTGAATTGTTGGATGAATATGGGCGGACTATAGGAGTTGTTGCTAATAAAACAATAACAATACCACGCTCTAAAGCAGCAGTAACACAAGTGACAACAGTTCCTCAAAATTCTGTTACACCAACAGAGATTTATGATGATTATGTTTTTAACAGGCATGAGGTAAAATATACTATTACCGGCAACCTTCCCACTTGGGCTTCATCTTTTAGGGTTGTGGCAACCAAGGCTCAAGATGTAAATTACTTCTACAAGACCTTGTGTAGAATATTTTATTGGTATCAGGATGGTAGTGGGATAAATAAATTTGTTTTTAATAGTAAATACCTAGCAGTATCAAGCCTTCAAAATCAATTCCCTGCTAAGGTGGTTATTTCCGATGTTGACAAAAAGGCTTACACACTTAAAGGATATGGGGTAGAGGGAATATCCCCTTTGCCATTTGTTTACTCTTCTGAAGAGAATCAGTATATAAGATTAACCAATGAGTATTCTCAAACCTTAGCTACTGGAGCGCAAGTTAGTTCTACGGAATATAAACTTTCAGGTCAGGATGGTGCTATATTTTTATTTGAAACCGCAAGAACAGATATATCCCCATCAACAAATAATGGAGGTAATGTGACTTCAGAGCCTGTTGCTGCATTCAGTCCTTTATGGTATCAAGTAGAGTTCTATTCAAAAAAGAATAGTAGAGAGAATATTTTTTATCAGGGAAGTCAAATTTTTACACGGGATGAATTTGTTAATGGCCAACCATTCTCAGGGGTTGTTGAAGGGGATTGTTATACAACAGCATTTGAAAAGTTTTTTGCTCCTTCGCTAACATCAGTGGCTATAATTTTTGGCTCATCTGGAAGTTCTGTTGTGCCGTTGCAATTTGCTACTCGCAATCTAATAAGCCCTGCTGTAGAGGTTAATGGGATGTTTATTTCCATGAACCCATCCGACATATACTCTCAAAATTGGGTTTCCGATATAGGTCAAATCAATATAGTCAATGAGACTCAGCAACAAGTTCGCCTTCAGAATGGAATCACTTTCTCTGATCCTTTGATTCAAGGTACACAAATAAATGGATTGAGTAAATTTAATTCTGTGGACTTTAGGCAAGCCCCATTGGAGAATGGTCCTATCACATCTCTTGTGACTACGAATGCTACACAGAGAGAACCAGGAGTATTGCTTGCTATAGGAACATATGGAATTAGTTCGTTCTACTACGATTCCATTCAGTTGACAAATACTGATGGCGAGAGTAATGTAACCACCACCGACAAGTATCTCGCATCTCAAAGACCTCTTCTTGGGCAGATGGGATGCAGTCAGCCAGCAAGTATAACACGCACTCCGCTAGCCACTGTCTATTGGTGGAGCGACATTATCAATGATTTTGTCCGTTACACAAATGCTGGGCTTGAAAGGATAGGGCTAACACATTCATTCGGAAACTTACTTCGCAAGAATCTTCACGGCAAAACAGATGTTGTGTCCATCTATGACCAAGTAACCGATGAGGTGAGCGTGTGGTCTAAGAATAAACCTCACTATGCTTTTAGCGAAAGGTTTAAATCTTTTCAAGGGGAAAGGGATTATTTTTCGGGTACAATTTCCCCCGAAAGAGGCATAAGTTTGAGTACAAAAATGTTCCATTTCTTTAATGGACAAGTTTGGGTGACAGATGTTAATAGTTTAACGGCTAACGATAATCAGTTTTTCGGGGACTACAAGAACCCTGCTCTTACAATAATTAGCAATCAGTCTCCTGCTGTTGTTAAGCAATGGAATCAGATAAAGGTTTATGGCCCAAAGCCAATTAGTACCAACTTGTCTTCAGGGCTTCCTGACAACGCTATAGCCAACACGCCACTACTTTCTTACATATCAGATGGATGGTGGATAGAAAGAAAGAGCGATTGGGAGGCAGCAATTCGTAGAGCATATAACACACCGGGAGGAGTGCTTGGTGGAAAACTTATGGAAAGTAGGATATTATATTCTATTTTTGCATTTGACCCTCAGAAATTCACGAAACTGAATTTTATTGAAGTTAAAAACAATTCGGCAATAGTTCAATAAACGCACAAGGCTATGATAGATCCGGTTACAGGAATGTTAGTGGGAGCAGGGCTAAACCTAGCAGGGGCAACTCCTGGTTTAGTAAATGCCATTAAACAAGGCAAGGAGCGTAGAAGGCTTTTGGCTGAAGGACCAGAAGGATTAAATCAATATGAGCAAGCCCAATTAGGAGGCGCACAGCTAAGAGCCGCAAATAGTCAAGTTGCTGGATATGGACAAGAACTTGAGAACATCAATCAACAACAAGCCAACACTCTTGGCGAAGTTAAAAGAGCTGGCGTTTCAAGTAGCAATATGCTGAATGCTCTTTCTCGTTTGAATCAGCAAGGACAAGCCGCAAGGAGGAATATTGCTCTTCGTGGGCTTCAAGGACAAAGAATGGCTCAAGCTGATTTAGGCAGAGAGCAAGGACGAGCAGGGGCTTCTTTGGAAAATAAAAAGCGTTATTGGGAGAGAAATCTTGAAGGCATTGATACAGCTCGCAAGCAACAGATTGCTCAATTTGCTATGTCTCCTTTTCAAGGGGCTATGGCAGGGATGAGATACGGCCAAGGTTCAGGTTCAGGCTCAGGTAGGTATAATACTAATAGCTTGCCATTAGGATTTGTAAAAGGAATAGGGGATTTTTCTGAATACGAAAACCCTTACAACCCAAACGAACAAAGTACTTATAATACTACAGGGTAAATGTTTGCACCTGATCTCACCGTCCCCTTTGACAAGAAAAAGTCAAATGAGTTTGGCAAAAGCTTTGCCCAAGGTTTGGAATCATTCCACTTGATGCAAATTGAAAGTCCAAACTTTCCTCGTAGGAGGTGGGCAGAGAACTATCAATACGCAATGGGTAACCAATCCTACTTGCGTACTGTGCAACCCATAGACAATTTAGGAGCAAACGATTCACAAACACTGCTTGGTGCTGACCTCCGTAATATGAAACTTACGGCTACAATATTGGAAAGTATTGTAGGAAAACTCAACAAGCAGAAGTTTAAGCCATCCGTGTCAATGATTGATGCGTTGGCAATGGGCGAAAGGCAAGACATAAAAGCCAAGATGGAATTGGCTATGATGTTAAAGCAACAAGGTGCAGAGATGGGTCAATACCTTCAGCAACTTGGCTTGATGCCTGATGAAGTCCCTATGGACACTACAGAATTGCAGATAATGCTTGACTGTATGCCTCAGTTCGTAGAGGAGATGAATCTAGAACTTGCTCTTAGCAAGATAGGTCATGAGAATAATCTTGAAACTCTTGCTCGTATGGCTGACTATGATGATGCCATCACATCTGTAAGAGGCCATTATATAAATAGAGTAAATGGAAAGAGACAAATCGAATGGCTTGACCCACTTAATAGTGGTCATAGTATGTCCTTTTATCCTGATGGGCGTGATATTGTTTGGAGTTACAGAATACGCCCTGTGCCGGTTGAGCAAGTACGCATCGAAGCGCAGGAGTTTCTCACAGACCAGGAGTTAAGCAATCTTCGTGGGGGGCAGTTTTCCATCCTGTACAATTGGTTGTATTGGTGGACAAACAACAACAACAACTACCTCACCACATTCACCAACACATACACCGACTATGTACTCGTCATGGACTTTGAGTATGTCTCCACAGATGTACTCTACACCAATATTAAGAATGGAAAAGCCTACAATGGATATTCCAAAAAGACTCCCGGAAAAGATGGTGATGTTTACACAGCTAAGGTACAGAACCTCTTCGGGGGTAAGTACATTTGCGGAAGCGGATATCTGTACGACTATGGTGTCAAACCAGGCGTTCGTCAACCTATCGTAACAAGGAACGAGGACGCATTTAAAGTAAACGCCTCTAAGGTGTACGGCTCATTCGTGTGGCATCATTCCTCAATGGTGAGGGGTGAAAGTGTTTCCATCATTGACAGAGCCAAGCCACACATTGATGCTATTGAAGATACTTTCAAGAAGTTTAAGACTTATGTGAAGGAGTTCCTTCCTTGGATGATACGGGTGGACCAAGATGCCTTGGCTGACCTTGCTATGAAGGAAGGAGATGATGTAACAGCAGAAGACCTAATGACAACGCTTATGGAGCGTGGTTTAGGCGTTGTATCATCCTCTGCGTACAAGGGCTTCCATAATGCTTCCGTGAAAGATTCCATAGCCATGATAGGAAATGATGGTGGCGGTAATCTTCAGGTGCTATGGAGTTTGTTACTTCAGCAGATAAATCTCCTTCACGATGTTGTTGGTGTTCCAAAGGTGGACACAGGAGGAGGCGTGAACCCAGAGGTGGGGAAAGCCGTAACGCAAATGCTTCTAAACGGAAGCGACAATGTTTTGTCTGGATTGATGGATTCTAAGATTCGTCTCTATTCAACTCTTTGGGAGAACCTGATGTATGACATTATGCAGACAGGGGAAGCAGGGGTGGCAAACAACAAAGCATTCGCTATTCCTCCCGGCAATCCTGACGAGCGCATTCCAAATCTTATTGTTGAGCCTCTGCCTACAGATGCCCAATGGCAAGACATTTATGCCAAAGCCCAACAAGCCTTAGCTTCAGGAAGTTTAACAATGGATCAATATGCCTATTTGCAAATCATAGACAATATGAAGCAGGCATGGGGATACCTTTCCGTACAGCAGAAGAGGAATGACATCAAGAAGATGGAAGGTCAACAAATGGCTGACCAAGCGAACACTGAAAGACAAATGATGTCTAATCAGCAGGCGCAACAAGGGAAAGAAAAATTAGAGCAATTAAAAATATTTGGCAATGTAATTCAGGAGTATGCGAAGGCTGCCTTTGCAAATCCTATGAATAGTGCTAATCCTGAAGTAATTTTGCAAAGAATACAATTAGAAATAGATAAAATGTATGGAAACACAGGAAGTGCAAGCGGAGGTGCAGAACCAGCAGGAGTCCCTGGCTTACCAGCCGGAGAACCAGCAGGAGAGCCTGCAATCGGCGGAGAACCCGTTCAAGGTTAGGTCTATAAGTATTCCTGATTATGACATTCCTCCACAAGAGGGGGAAGTGCCGCAGGAGGAATATGTAGAACCCGTAGCCCAAGAAGATGCCCCTCAAGTAGAGGATATAGAATCACTGAGGGCAAAATTGGCTGAAATGGAAGAGAAGCTACAAGCTAGTTCTTCTGCCCAGCCTACAATTCAATATCGTTTACCTGATGAGGTGAATGAGTTATTGGACAACCCTGCTATTTTGCAGATGTTGAATGAGAACTTTGAGAGCAAGAGTGTTCTTGACCTCATCAAAGATGCCTTCAAGGAGGCTAATCCTTGGGCGAAGACAGACCGCCACATTGAAGCACATTTGAGAAGGCAATATCCCGATATTGACTTTGATATACCTGAAAATCTTGGACTCGCTGAAGAGGACTACGATGCAATTGCTTGGCAAGCCGAGGGCATTCGCCAAAATCTCATCGCCCAACAGCAGGAGGTTAGAGGGAAACTTGAAGCCGCTAGGAATCCCCAAACGGCTGATTTTGACATTGACGGATACCAACAACAGTACGAGTCAATCGTTGAGGGCAGCTTAAAGGATTTGAAGCCTATGGAAATGTCCTTGGGAATTCCGGGGTATAATCTTCCACAGGTGGATGCTGGCAAGATTCGGGATATTGTTTATAGTGACGCTGTGCCGTTGTCGCTTGACAAGAATGGCAATGTGTGGCCTAATGTTAAGGCTGCCGCTGCTATGGCTGAATTAGAGATGCTCAAGAGTCAGATTCCAGCGATGTTGGAAGCAGCTCGTAGGGCAGCCCCTAAGGAGGCAGTTGAAGCCATCAATCGTACGCTGAACAATCAAGTGCCGCAAAATAATGTCTCACCCATAGACCCGAAACAAGTGATGTCTGCTAAAGGCCCAACTGTTGGAGGACTAAGGATAGTGGGCGTTCAAAGTAATTTTTAATTTTTTAAAACCGCAAAAAAATGGCTCTTAACAGCACCCCAGCATTTAGTGGCGCATCAGCCACCTCCCCAGGGACAGTTGCAGATGCAGCTACCCTCTCCGGATTAGCCGACAGCACCTCCTTCGTGAGGGATTTTTGGCCTACACTTCTTGACCGTTATCCTGATCGTCAACTTATTGAGAACGGCCTTATGGCTCACCTCGTTGACAACAAGGCTTTCGTAGGAGTTCAAAGTAACACTACACAGGTGTTTCACGCAGAACAGGATTCAGTATTGAACACCTTGACAGTTGTTTCCTTCACAGGAGGTGCTACTGCTGGTGCTTCTGCTACCATCACTGTTAACTCAATCGTGTACAACGGAAGCAACTACAACTATGCTTCTAAAGGGCAGAACTTCCAGATTGCTCAAGACCCATCTGTCATCCTGAATGTTACGGCTGTTGGAACAAGTGGCAGTGCTACATTCACCATTGATGTGAGTCCTTCTTCAGATGTGATTCTTGCAAACTATTTAAGTGCTGGTGATGTTCTTCTTCCACAAGATGCCGTTTCAGATCCTAATGCAGCTTTCGCTGATGGTTCTGTTCGTGGCTGGTCTCGTTATGGCGTGAACTTCCAATATATGTCTACACCTTCTGCTAAAGTTGGTCAAAGCACATACAACCAGTCGTTTATGTTCCAACTTGAAGGTGGACAAACTGTACTTGCTCCTCGTATCTTCGCTGATGCTCTTATGACTGCTATGCTTCGTAAGTCTGCTGCCATCACTCGTGGTCGTGGTGAAACTTACGGAACTGCCGCTGGTTCTCCTTCTACTACTGTTGGTTTCGTATCTGCTGCTCAAGCTTTCGGACTTACCGATGACTACGCTGCTGGTGCAATTCAAATGTCAGACCTTGAGGACATCGGTATCCGTCTTCAGAACCGTGGTGCTGGTACAGAACTAGACCTTTGGGGTGGATATAACTTCGTTCAGAGCATTCAGCGTAACGCTCTTCAGCCTCTTACAGGTGGTGCTGTTCAGTACATCTCTGGCGAAATGAATGATGGCTCTGGTCGTCCGGGCTTGAAGAAATCCCTTGGTCACTTCATCCTTGGTAAATTCAAGGTGAACTTGAACGAGGCTTCTGAGTGGGCGCACAAGGCTATGTACTCTCCTGATATCACTGGTGATGGTTCTTCTCTTACTAGTGGCTATTGGGCTAATGCTTTCGTAATCATCCCGAAAGAAGATGTTGCTGTTCCTCGTGAACTTACCAACACCTCTTACACTGTTACTGCTCCTATGTTCCGTGTTCTTCAATTGAAGGCTCCGGTAACTACAGGCGGTACTCCAGTGATGAATCAGATTGTTAAGCGTGACCCTGCTCACTTTGGTGCGATGAACTATCAAATCATCAACAACGAGTACTTCGCTGCACAGACAATGCTTGCCTCCAAGCTTTACTTCGGAGGAACCATCATGTAATAATGATGTGACAAAAAGGGGCCTTCTGAAAAGTTGGCCCTTTTTTTGTTTATTTGCGTTTGTAACTTTAAAACAATATATATGGTAGTAGCAACAGAAAGGGGTGGCATCCACGAAATTAACTCTTGGCCCGTTGAAATTGAGTCAAAACTCATTAGCCTTGAACCTGGGGAGATTATAAAAGTAAGACTCAACCCAAATCTTTGGTTCAATGTGTTTGAGCAAAAAGGAACTAGCCAAGACTACAATCGTCCAACAACAAGTGGATATGTAAAGAAAATCGGACAGCATGGCATACCTTCTCCTTGGACAATCCGTTGGGAGAGGCAACCATACCAAATCGGATTCCTTGAAGGATATAATGCTCAGGGCATCCCATCATTCTTCCATCCTATTTTCTCTGAGGGTGGAGAGTTAGTGTTCAATGGTGATAGAGTGGGGGATCGTGAGAGGTTCTTCGTTATGCAGCTTCACCCACAAATGAGACAAGACCCTCTTACAGGACTTTCAAGAAAGACTTGGAAGTTTGAAATAGTGGATGCTGAAAGAGAAAGCACCGGCATCACTCAGAACTTTGAGGCGAAACTTGCTTTGCTTAACAAGATAAAGGATATGGATGATTCTTCTCTGTACACGCTTACAAAAGCCTCTATGCACGAAAGAATCTTCTTAAATCGTCCAGACCTTTCCGGGAAGACAAAAGCCACTCGTGCCGTGTTAATCAAGATGGTGGAAGAGGGTAGAATTAAGGATGTGGTTGATATGTTCAAGGCTTTGGATGAAGTGAACAAGATTGAACTCATCTACGATGCTCTCATCTCTAAGAAACTTCTTGTAACGGAGAAAGAATTGATGAGGTATGACGGAAGGAAAATTATTACCTTTGCAGAGGACATCTCAATTCCAAATATGGAAACTGCGGCTGTGAATATTTACAAGTATTCTGCTCACTCTCCTGACTTTCAGGAACACGCCATTGAGTTTCTTCGTGAGGGATATGAGGCCGCTAAAACAACGACTCACAAAGCCCGTAGGGGAACTAAAGAATAATGATGGACACAATTGAAACTCTGAATCAAAAGTACCTAGCCTCCTTGGGTTTTGACATCCAAGGAGGATGTACTACAGCTTCTCAGCAAACGCAGATATTGCTTGCGTTTGTACAAGAGGTAACATTTAGACAGAGTTTGGCTGTGGACGATCAGGTGACGGCAAATCAATTGCTAACATTCACCTATCAGAATTATCAATAGAAGAAAATGGTTTTTTTTCAGCAGAAGAAGGAGGGGAATAATGTTCCCCTTTTTCTTTTTACATTTGGAATGTGAAAAATAGACTTGGCATCCACATAGGCATGGAGTATATGATGCCTTTAACAAAGAGGCAGGCGATTAGTATGCTTCGTAGTAGTTTACTTTGGCAGGAGTATAACGGTCCAATGGTGATATTCGTTGATGAGCCGTTCTACGAGTTCCTTTATAGCAACAATTTAGAGGAACTTTATCAAGATATTATTGCCATAGACCCATCTCTCACTACATACAAACAAGTGTCAGATAGAATCAAAAGTAATGTCCCAATAGAAGGGGTGGACATAATTGATTTCTACGACATTGCTATAGAGGGAGGTGAAGGTAAAACTTTCTCGATAAGAGCGGAAATGGAACAAAAAGATTTTGTAGATTTGCAAGTAGAACTTCTCCCTGAAGAATACAAGAAATTGATATGGCAGCAACTCCTCCACAATCCCCAAACCAAGTCCCTGTAAGGCTAGACTATACGGCCTCCGGGATAGTGTTTGCTAAAGCAACGGCTGAAAATTTAGCCATAGCAAATACCCAAAGTGGCATTGGAACGCTTAACGATGTAATTGAACCTGTGACATTTGCTCAGGGGCTAATAGATATTACAAACGGAAGCACAGCAATTACAGGAACGGGAACGGCTTTCTTGAGCGATTTTAGTGTTGGTCAGTTTTTGTTTTATTACGATAATGAGGGAGACCCTATTCTTGCTGGTAAGATAGCAAGCATTGCTAATGATGTTTCAATGACGCTCACTGAAAATGCTACAGTGAATAAGACATTAGTGAATTGCGGAATGTCTTCTATAGTTTTATCAACGAGCGACAACATCATCATCCGCATTCCTGTTGCCTTAACAGGCTTTGGCCCTAATGTGGCAGTGATTCCTAATTGGAACGCATATAAGAATTTGGTGACAGGGTTTAACAACACTTCGTCAAATACGCTTGAGCAATATAGTATTACTGGGATTCCTCAAGAAGCGGCAACACCGCCTCTTGTGAATATTCCATACACCATCACTCCTGTCTATAACTTCCAAAGTTTTGGTGCAACAGTGGCTGGTCAGAATGTAACTTTATATTGGCAAGCAGCTACAAACTTTCCAAGTTTTTGTTTTGCGGTGTTTAATCCTAATGGAGATGCCGACACAAAACTTGCTGCAAGTACTCTTTACAAATTATTTGCAAGCGAAACCTTCCCGCTCAATGGCGTGAGGGTGACATTGTCATACAATCCAGGGTTATTATCACAAGCAGGATACTAAAATGTCAAATTATAATTCAACGGTACAATACTTTCGTGTAAATGCCAATAATACGGCTATTGCTACGACTAACAATGGAGTGGGATCAAATGCTCCATCAGAAGAAATAACAGCTCCTGTTCTTGGCGGAACATATGTTAGTGGAGGCTCAACAGCCAACATTGTTGGTGCGGCTTCAGGTACACAAGATTTCAATGACCTTGCTCTCAATCAATATCTCTATTATATTGATGGGACTACAGGGGCGTATGTGTTAATGGGGCAAATACAAGCGATTGGGGGTGCTACAGCTTTGACGCTATATGCCAATTCCCTTGCTGTTCCTACGGCTTCAGCAAGTCTTGTTGGGTCTTACTTCCTTATAACAAATACAGAAAGTATCTACTTCCGCATAGCAACAGAAATAGGTGGTAATGCTGGAGTGAACAGGGTGAACCTTCCTGATTTTAGTTTTTGGAGAACTTCTTCTAATGTTACAACGGGCGTTAATAACCCCGGTATAACGAAGTTGGAGCAGATAAGTAATGTTGGTGTCCCTGTTAGTACGGCAACTTCCGTTCAAAACATTGATTTCACAATTCAGACAATGAATGTGTTTACGGCAGGGTCAGGGGCTAATTCAAGTAATTACTTCCCTTCCACCGCCGCTTTCCCTACATACATATGGATAAAGATTACTCCAGCAACTACGAACAACAACTTGGCAAGTAAGACTATGTATAGGCTTACAACAGAGGAGTCGTTCCCTGCATTGAATATAGGAATAAACACGCCTCTTGCTACATTGCAAACTGCTGGATACAACATCACGCAAACAAGTACGCAAAGCAACCAAACAGGTGGGAATTAAGTAAATGGCAGCTCAGATTGTCTTTAGGACGCAGGGACAGGCTACTTCGTTTGTATCAACAACAAATGGAGTTCCTATATTTCTAACATCCTCACAATCTATAAGTTTCCTAAACACAACAAGTCCCACTTCAGTTTTCTTAACGAGTAGTAGGAAGGACGCATTTTTAACAACGACAAGTCCTGTTCCTGTTTTCCTCACTTCATCACAGAGTGTAGCCTTCTTAGTTACTCCTGACACAAACACAACGAAGTTACTTGTTCCTAAAATAGGGACATTGACATTTGATTCTGGTCAGACATATGTAGAAGTTCCTGATGCAACAGGGGAGTATGATGCCATAACAGACCCAGGAGGATGGAACCCAAACGGAGATCCAACAATACCTGGGAGACCAGCAAGAGACGAGGCTTATCTATGGACTGTTTACAGAATATGGAGCAAGCCATTTGCTGATGGGTATGGAGTTAATACACAAACCCCAGACTCTCAAGCAGACCAAGCTGAAGACCCATACATCTACACGCTTACATTCCCTACAGAAACCATCGACAACGAGGTTATTCCAATTAGGGGGATATATGAAATCATAATGATGGCTGTCCCTGACACGCTTATATACAGCGATTGGAGGGATGCTGCCTTAGCCGTTAGAGCGCAGGAATTTCCTGATTGGTATGTAACGAGTGTTGGCATAATGGTGGATCCTGATGTGATTAATTGCCTTAACAGAAATAGGTATCAGTTCATTCAGGGTGTAATGTGCGGCAAGTGTGACGAAGAATACCTTTACTTCTATGGCCTATATATAGGAATGTTAAACGCTATGGAGGTGCAGGAGTATGATAGGGCTGTAGAATTTTACGAGAAATTAAAAGAAATTTGCGCCTGCGAAAGTTCTTGTGGGTGCTAAATAGAAAATATTATGGCTAATTTTCTTGACGACCTTTCCGTATATAACGCCAAGGCTGCCTTGGTGATTTCTCAAGTGGTTGCCAATGGTGACACAGGGAAAGCTAATATGATGAGCAGTTTAAAAACAACTGCCAACGACACTACGCTTTCGGAAGCCATTCGTCTCAATGCCCTGACGGCTCTCATTAATTTGGGAAGCCTTCTGGACGTTCCTCTTCCTCCTTATTTCCCTCTGACAACAACGTATGCGGACACGCAAACGTATGTGGGCATACATAATGATCTAACGGGAATACAAGGTGGTGCGCCTGGTGACTATCAGCACATCACCACAGCGGAAAGAAATCTCATAGCCAATGCTGCTACGTTGGGGGACATTTCGTTCACCAATCTTAGCGGTGTATATACGGACAATGCGAATCTTGTAAACGCATTTGCTGGCAAGCAGAATACCCTGAGCGGGACAGGCTTCGTTAAAATATCTGGGACGACAATCAGCTATGACAATAGCACATACCTCACCACTATCAGTGGCATAGCAGCAGGAGGAGAATTGAGTGGAACATATCCCAACCCGGCTCTGAGCAACGCTGCTGTCATCAGCAAATTGCTAACAGGATTTACGGGAGTGGCATTGCCTACACCAATTACAAGTAGTGATACAATATTGTCAGCGATGCAAAAGCTGAACAATAACATTTCAAGTTTAATTGTTAGTCCTTCTGGTGTAGCCTCTGTTCGTCTTACAACAAATTCAGGCGGTGTATTCACGACAACAACAACGCCCCAGACAGGAGCGTCAACGCTTGATGTGTCTCTGAATTCACAGAGCGCAAGCACATTCCTTGCCTCTCCTACGAGTGCTGCTGGAGTGCCTACATTCCGGGCATTTGCCGTTACAGACCTTCCAAATAGCGGAGCAACAGCGGGAACATACGGAAGTAGTTCTTTCATTCCTCAGATTGTTGTAGATGCTAAGGGACGCATAACAAGCATCTCCTCAGTGGCTGCTGCTGCTGGTGGTCAGGTGAATACGGTGACGCTTACGCAACCCGGAATATTTACGGCTGCAACAAACATAGGCACGGCCTCTGCTGTCAATTTGAATTACGGGCTTTCTCAACAGATAGCTAATTATGTGTGGGCTGGACCTATTTCTGGAGCGAACGCAACTCCTACCTTCCGTTCTCTTGTCGCTGCTGATATTCCAAACATAGCCATTAGTCAAGTGACGAGCTTGTCAAGTACCCTTGATGGCTTCCTTACAGATAGCCTTTCAGACGGAAGTATATGGATAGGAAACACTTCCAATGCTGCTGTCCAAAGGGTGTTGTCTGGAGATGTCACGGTGAGCAACACGGGGGTTACGGCTATTGGACTTGCAAAGGTTCAATACGACATGATTCAAGATGTAACGACACAGACACTTCTTGGTCGTTACGATGCTGTTGATGGAGAGGTTCAGCAAATTACATTATTAGGCACAGACTTTGTTCTTAATTCAGGGACAGGCGTTCTTTCTCTTGCTTCTCCTGTTGCTCCTGTTGTGTCAACCAAAGGAGACCTCCTAGGGCATGATCTTACAACCCAACAGAGAGTCCCTTCAAGTAATGTTGATGGGGATATTCTTCTTGTTAATAATTCAGCAACGGGAGCATATACAGACCTCGGCCTGAATTGGGTGACAATGTCTGGGGATGCCACCATAAATGCTACAGGAGCAATTACAATTGCTAACGCTGCTGTGTCCCTTGCCAAGATGGCTAACCTCCCTGCCAATAGAATTATAGGCAACAACACAGGAAGTTCAGCCACGCCTCTTGCCCTTACAGGAACGCAGGTGACGGCAATGCTTGACCTGTTCAGCACTTCCACAGGAACGAAAGGTCTTGTACCGGGAAGCAATGGCAACACCACTTACTTCCTTCGTGGAGATTTAAGCTGGCAGCCAATTACAGGGACAGGAACTGTCACGGCTGTAAGTATTAATACGGCTAATGGCTTTGCGGGAACAAGTAGTGGTGGAGCAACTCCTGCCCTCACTATTGAATTGAATAGCCTCAATGGCGTTCTTAAAGGAACAGGAACAGCAATTGCTGCTGCTACAGCAGGGACAGATTTCATTTCTCCAGGACAAATAACGCAGACATCAGGAGCGGGGTCAGGATTGACAATGGCATCTGGAAGTCTTCTTGGTCGCACTACGGCTTCGGCAGGAGTAATAGAAGCCATTAGTGTAAACTCTTCACTCACGCTTGCTTCTACAACCCTTGGCCTGAATCTCGGCAATGGGAACATCTTCACTGTTCAGCAGCAGATGCCTTCATTAAGATTGAATGGGGCTACAAGTGGATTCGTTTCCTTTACACCTCCCGCTATTGCAGGAGCGCAAGTGTATGAACTTCCAGCGGCTGTTCCTTCTGGCTCTGGTCAATATTTAACAGCTACAACGGGAGGCGTTCTTTCGTGGTCATCTCCTGCTGGAAGTGGAACAACAACAAATGCTGCTACATTCAACAATAGCGGAAGCGGAGACGCATCGGGAACAACATTCAATGGCTCTGCTGCCCGTACAATAAGCTACAACACACTTGGAGCGCAGCAAGCAAACACTAATCTCACAGGACTTTCTGCTCTTACATATGCAAGCGGAACGCCCTTCGTGAAGATGACGGGAGCTGGCACGTTCAGCCTTGACACGAACACATACATTTCAGGAACGACAACACAATATTCCGTTCTTGTAGGAGGGGCAGGGAACTCAATTGTTTCTATTACGCCCGTTGTTTCAAACAAACTCCTGATTAGTAATGGAACAACAAGCAATCCCGGATGGACACAAGCCACCTATCTTGACACAATTGTTAGTGGAGGTATTCTTTACGGAAGCGGAACGGATGCTGTTGGTCAGATTGTTGCCCCTTCTGTGGCTGATACATTCCTGAAATGGGATGGCAGCACATTTACATGGGCAGTTGGAGGAGGTGGCGGTGGCGGCACTACAACAAACAGCTTAACAATTAACAATAGCGGAGCGGGGAATTCTTCTGGTATTACGTTCAATGGCTCGGCAAGCGTTACAATAAGTTCAAACACTATTCTTCCTTCCTTTACAGGAAATGCGGGATATGCCCTTGTTGTAAACGGGACATCAGACAATGTTCAATGGAGTCCTGTAGGTAATGTAACAGGAGCCGGGAACGCAGGGCGTGTTGCATATTGGGATAGCGGAAGTAGCATTACAGGAAGCGCAGACTTTTTTTGGGATAACTCAAATAAGTATCTTGGGGTTGGAACTACAACTCCTGAGTGTGGCCTTCATGTAAGCACAACGGGTTCGCAGGACATCAAGGGCATAATGAATATGCACTATGATAATACGGCATCCTCGCAAGCTAAGTATATAGGAGCAAGAGCAAGGGGCAATAACCCCAACAATCCTTCGGCACTCCAAACTGACGATTCTATTACATCTTTAAGCGGAAGGGGATATAAAGCAAGCACATGGAGCGACACTGTAGGAGGCTATTATATTTATGCTTCTGAGAACTGGACAAACACAGCCACTGGGACATATCTCGCATTTCGTGGTGTAGTGTCGGGAGGCACTACTGTCAGCGAATGGGCAAGGCTTACATCCTCTTCCACACTTGTAGAACTTGCATTAGGACAGAGCTCCACTAAGTCAGGAGGGCTATTATTGTATAGCAGCGGAGGAGCGTTCACAACAAGGCTTCAGGCTTCTCCCTCTGCCTCGTCAAGTGAAACATATATTCTTCCTGCAACAGATGGAACGAGCGGCCAATTGCTTTCTACGGATGGCAATGGGGTGATGTCATGGATAACAGGAATAGGAAGTGGTGATGTTGTAGGGCCAGCAGGAGCTGCGGATGGTGATTTTGCTGTGTTTGATGGAACAACGGGAAAGATAATTAAGGAAAGCGTTGCGGCATCCCTATCCGCAGCAGGGGCGGCAGTGTTCAACACTTCGCTTGCTCTTGGTGTGTCGGGGCCAACAGGGACAACGGGACAATTGATTTTCCGTAATGCAACGACATCAGCCACAACAACATTCCAATCTTCCACATCTCAATCAGCAAATCTTATTTATACATGGCCTCAAATAGCCCCAACGGCAGGCCAGATATTGAGTAGCGATATAAATGGAAATTTATCTTGGACAGCAGCAGGGTCTGGAGATATGACACTTGCTGGTGTTCAAACAGTAACAGGAGCAAAAACATTTGGGTCAGCGGGCAATGTTGGTAAGTTGATTCTTGCAGGAACTACAAGTGGAACAACGGTTCTTAATTCAGGGGCTGCTGCTGGCTCAAGCGTGTTAACGCTTCCTGTTGCCACTTCAACCTTGGCTTGTCTCGGTCTTGCCCAAACATTCACTGCGGCGCAAACATTTCAGGCTGGGATAGCATTAAATACCGCCGGAACATTCACTACATCGTCTGCGGTGGCTACGACATTTAGTGGCACTTCGACATTTAGTAACACTGTTACAATGAATGCCACTGGAAGTAATACAGTTGCCCAAATAAATTTAACACCATCTTCAGGTAACTCAAATTGGATTGATTTTGCAATTGGGGCAGGAGGGGCTGCACCATCTACTGTCACAAGAAGTACAGGTTCAAGAATAGTTTTTGGAAAATGGGTTGCTGCTAATTTACTTGATACTGCAATGGGTTATAATGCTGGAGAACTATGGTTTTCTACATTAGATACAACTTATAATATTTCATTTTATGCAGCAAGTGGAAGTGGTGGAACTACAATTAGATATGGCAGATTTAATGGAAATGGATTAACATTAGATGCAATTCCAAGTGCCACTGTCTCAAATTTATTAGTATCTGCTCCAAGTGGTACAAGAGGAGCATGGATGAATTTTGGCACAATTGGTGCTGCTGCACCTACCATAACAACATCAAGAAGCGAAGGCACTAAAATTGTTTTAAGACCATTTTTCACATCAGGAAGTGAAACGGACTTTGCAATAGGATATAACACTGGAGATGTATGGCTTTCAACGGCATCTACATCATATACTATCTCAATGTATGCAGGAGCAACAAGAGTAGCATGGTTTTCAGGAGCAGCTAATGTAGGTTTGACTTTTGCTGATGGATACAATATTGTATTTAATGCAACAACTGGGACAAAAATTGCCACAGCAACAACTCAAAAACTTGCTTTTTGGAACAAGACACCAATTGTTCAACCAACCACGTCTATAACTGGTGCTACAAGAGTGGGAGGAGCAGGAACAACAGTAACGACTACAGATACTTATGGTGGATATACATTGGCGCAAATAGCAGCAGCACTTGTAAACACAGGAATTTTAGCATAAAATTATGAGCAACAATTTAATAATAGTACCAATCAGCAACGAGCCTGTGTACGGCTTTAAAAGGACAGCAACAATGGCTGCGCTCAATATTGGGGCATTGCCATTCATGGGGGAGAATGTTAATTTAATCTGCCAAGTGGACTACTTTGAGCCGACAACAGATGCGCCCATCACAATCATCCCTCCAAAGATTGTTAACCTCATTGCCGACAACACCACTTGCGTGGATGCTAATGGCGTGATAGTGCCTTGCGGTTCTCCCGATGCGGTGATGACAGAGTACGAGTATTATATGCAGATGCTCTCAGTGCCTGTCGTTATAGCTGATATGGTGGAGCAAAAGATTCTCTGGGCAGATTCCGAAGGCAGATTTAACTAAGGCCATGCAAGACTGGAGCATCATACTTGTCAGGAATGAGAAGGGGACATGGCTCCAGCGATTGTATTGGAAGGCTATTAGATGGGCTACAAAAAGTCCTTACAACCATTGCCAACTTGTACGCAGCTTTAACAACAGGCTATACATCTGCGAGAGTGATGTGTCCGGCTTCCGTGTTACAAAGACATTAGAGAAGTGGCAGGAAGAGCAGCTATTCAGGGAGCGCAAGTTTGTCGTTATAAACATATACGGCTACAGCGAGCATAGGTTTAACAGCCTCCTTGGCAACAAGTATGACGCTGGCTATTGGACATACTTAACGCAGGGCTATAGCAGCATGGCCTCAACGAATTGCTTCCAAAGCATCGCTTACATTTTTAAGTTTCCAAAGCCGTGGCTCGCTACGGCAAACACCTTTATAAATCATGGCAGAAAAAAAGTTCACGACAACGATTAATGGCAAAACCCGTTCCTTCGGGGCAAAGGGCTATTCCATTTCCCCAGGAACTCCGAAGGGGGACAATTATTGTGCGAGATCATCGGGCATAAAGAAATGCGCCCATCCTCCTTGTGCCAATGCGCTTTCACGCAAAGCCTGGGGATGTGTTGGCAAGAAGAGCGTCGCATCAAAGGCTGTTAAATACACAAGGAAATGAAAGGAATAGAAAGAGACGATTTGTTCTTAGTATTCATTCTCCTCGGCTTTATGTCGTGGCTCACATTTGAATCCTACACATTCAGAAAGCAATCTGTAGAGCGTTTTGACAAAATAGAGGAGAGGATGTTTCTAATGGCCATAGGGCAGAAGCATATTGTTTATACACAAGACAGTATTTTGAATAGAATAGAATCTGTTCGTTCATTATATTTGCGAAACAAATAAATATATTTATGTCCGTTACAAACAAACAACTTCTAACACTGCGCTCATTCAGCGAGATGTTAGCCAAAACTCCTGATGCGGCTGACCTTATGCCCATCGCACACCTATCTCGTCTTACAAAGAAGTTCTCTTCTCTGTACGAAGAATATGACGAGGCTTTAGAAGACCTTCGCCTTGATCATTGCTACAAGGAAGGCAACAAGATTGTCCGTGATGAGAAAGGAAACTTTCAATGGACAGCAGAAGGCGAGAAGACATTCCGCAAAGAATTCAAAGCATTGCTCAACAAGGAAGTGAATCTTCCTGAGTTTAGTGCTTTGAGTTATGATGCTTTGTGTGATGTAATGGGAGCAGATTTCGGAAAGAACAACCCTTGGGATGTGATGTCTGAAGTGTTAGTCCCATTCTATACCAACTAAGACAATGAGGATATTCAACAGCGAAATACACGACACAGCCTTAGTGTTTATTTGTTTAAACATTTTGGAATGCTCCCTTTATTCTTTCATAACAGGAGAGATGATAGGGCGCAAGGAGGCTCTTGTGATTGTGTGGTTCGCTGTTGTTTTCTCCTTAATTTATTGGCTAGCTAATTATGCCAATGAACATTTCAAAAACAATCATAATGAGAATGAAAGTTAATGTGGAATTACTTCTCCAAATAAAGCTCTCTTGTATTGAGCTTATGAAGGATAGCCCTGTGCTAATTTATGTAGCGTTCTACGAGCCTCTTCACAATTGGCTTATAAATGTAGCCGAGGGATGGAATCCCGTTCTCCAATTAATTCTTAACATTATGGCTGTAGTGTATGGTGTAGCCAGATTGTTGCCGGTATTTGAAAAGTGGTTTGGCAATAAGAAAGAGGAAGGAGCAGAATGAATTTCAGAGCCATCCTTTCTGTCTGTGCGTTTATAGTGTTCCTTTATTTGGCATACATTCATTATGCCATACGCAAAGAGAACCAGGTGCTGAAGTCAGATATGAAAGGCTTGGACTTAGCCATACACAGCGTTCTTGATACATCCCGGAACAGGCTTGGGCAGATGAATGCACAAGTGTCCACTGTCGTGCTATCACAGAACACGGCAAAGGATTTGATAAGAGAAGACATTCAGAAGATCCGCAAAGACTTTGATGTCAAGATAAAAGATGTGAAGGCTTACACACAAGTGGGAACACAATACACAGTTCCTATTATTGTTCAAGGCAAGGACACAATCATTCGGGAACACACCGAAAAGATATATCACTTTGTGGGAAGGTATTCTGGGAAGCTAGTGACAAAGGGAGATTCTCTTATGGGGGAGATTCAATTGGCAGACACATTAAGGATAGCCGTGAGCAGAGGAAAGAGAAAGAATTGGTGGAAGGTGTGGGAGAAGCGTCCTTTGAGGACAAATGCTTTCCTCTCCAATCCTGACGGCACTGTCACAGAGTTAAAAAGCATCATCACAAATGACTAAATCAAGTAAATCCACAACAGCCGCAAAGATTTCTTTCGGAGTGAGGAGAAGAGGCAAGGCTCAGAAGAACTTTGGCCCAAAGGTTAGTAAGCCTAAAAAATATAGAGGACAAGGAAAATGAGCAAACTAAAAGACTTTTTGGTGGAATGGCACGAGGGACTTCTTGCCCCTATTTATTTTTTCGCCTTCATCATCATTTACAATTACATTGGCATATGGCTTCACGATGAAGCTGCTGCCCTTTATCCAATAGGAAGGTATGTTGATATGTTATCCATTCCTTCCCGGTATTACCTCGTGGTGTTGATTGGAACACTTGGCTTTAGGATCAACACGCCCTCCTTATTCAAGGCTGTATTCGGGGACAGAGCGAGCGGAAAACTCCGTGACAATATTGTTAAGGACAACCACTTCCAAACGCTATGGCTCGCATTATTCTCCTATGGCTTGCATTTGCTTGTAGCGGCTCTTGTGTCGCTCAAATAGAATGCCTTAAGCAAGAAGCTAAGAAATTAATTGGCACACGTGAAGGGCCAATAAACAATCGTGGCCCTCGTGTTGATTCCATTATACGCTACGCAGGAGGAACGCCTGGTCAAGCTTGGTGTAGCTACACGATGATATATATTTTCAAGAAGTGTGGCTCTGTTTTCAAGGGAGTGAATGGTACAGCTATGTCGTGGGCAAGGAAGGAGAAGGCTGTCGTTCTGATGCCCATTCGTGCTACAGATTTGTTCACGGTGTACAACAAGGCTCTTGGGAGGATAGGTCATGTCGGGATGGTATATCAAGTGTATCCTGAAGAGAAGTTCTTCCAATCATTCGAGGGGAATGTGAACGCCAGAGGGGATAGAGAAAGCCACAGGTCTATGGCAGGATGCTTGATGAGGGAATACTCTGTAGCCAATGGTTTTTACAGATGGGCAAAATAGTTTTGGAAATTATCATTCAGAATGTAACTTTGCCTCTGAAGAAAATGCTACCCTACCCCGGTAAATACTCTTCAACGAAAGACATTTTATTACGCTCAACTTGATGTGTCCTGTTGCCGGGGTAGGCGAGATTAGAAATAATCTTGTTGGCAATTAGGACGCATCTTTTTTTTGTGTTCTTGGGTTCTGAATCCCCACCCTTATTCTTCAAAGACAAAAAGGGATGCCGAATTAATTCCGGCACAACGAAGAGTAATCTTCAACAGGAAATCCACACGCATCCTTGCGCTTAAAGTCCCGCTCTGTTTCAAGCTAACAACGGGCGACTGCTGCCGAAAGGTTTAGTAAGGATGTGAACGAAAAAGCCCTGCCGTAAGGCTGAATACATAATGATGGGTCCAGGACGGAAGTGGTGGTTTTACTGGGAGCATTTCAGGAGATGCTCAATTCCTTTTGTGTTAGTTTTAATACAGCAGGAATAGAGCTTTGCTATGTTTAATCTTTAAGAATATGGGCAAAATAAAAAAAGGGAAGCAATGCCTCCCCCCTTTATAATTGCGAATCGTTCAAATTTTACCAAAATTAACAATGTCCAAAACTATTAACTTTTTAGTGGACTTAAAAGTTGATATTCAAATAGTCCGTGAGAGCGGTCTCCCCTTGGACGCTTGTTTATAATGTGATTGCCGAAGCGGTCTTTCCTTAAATGTCTTAGCTGGGCAGAGATGCTACTTTGAGGAGCCTTCGTTATGGCTTCTATTTCCCCAAGGGTGCGCCACTTACCATCTATCATCAAGGAGTAAATCAATTTCAATTGTCCTGTCAAACGGACATCATCAAATGCTCCGTTGTAATCAGATCCGTTGAAGCGGAAAGGCTTCTCAAAGCTGAGGGATAGTTGCTGTGACATCGTTCTGTTGTTTAAGAATGTCCTCCACCATTTGAATTCTTCTGCCTAACCAAGCCATCACAGGCACAGCCATACTATTTCCACAAGCCTTATACCTTGGCCCATCAGGACACTGTTCAGCAGGCTTGTTGCGATAGGGGATGAGCGTCCAATTCCGAGGAAATCCCTGTAAAATTTCACATTCTGTGGGCAATAATCTTCTGATGGCCATTGTTGGCGGCTTCTGCGTAGCAACTCCGTGTGGGCCTTTCGCCACAAGCGATGACATTGTCTGCCCTTCCTCAATCTTAATGTCATATTGAGCATTCTGTCCCTGATTGAAAGCTGCTCTGTCAATGATTGTTGGAGGTGTTAGCACAACACCAATTGATTCATTCAGCCCTCCTTGTGGAGACTTTATGGTTTGATTGACATTTGATGTGGTTTGATTGTAAGTGTCCACGGCAATTGGTGTTAACACCGCCCCATAATGATTTACATCAGATGCCGATGAGCCAATGGTTTGGGTGGTTCGTTCATTGATGGTTTGATTGTAACAATCTACGGCAATTGGTTGCGCTATCTGTTGATCTTGCGTAGTGCCAATGGTGAAAGCTTTCTCATCTTGTCCAAGGTATCCCTTCCCGGCTTTCTTCCCAGGAATACCACCTTGCTCACCGGTTTCCGTTTCAGAGCCACCTCTCACTTTGAATGCGTGGGCGGGGTGAGAAACAAATAGCCCACACTCACTTCCCGCAGGGCCGCCACTTCCTTTGTGCCATTTACTTGTTACAGTGTCTGAGCATTCGGGGTTACTCCCCCAGTATTGGCTACCGATTCCAATGCCTCCTTCAGCATTTGAGGAAGTTGCTTTCCTCTTTTCTCTGCTCTTCGCAGTATCCCCTGACAAGCGGTTGCGCTCAAATAATACCGCTGCGGCAGGTCTCCAGTCTCCAAGGTATCCGATAACAAAGATTCGCTTGCGCCGCTGTGCAAGCCCGTAATCTTGAGCATCAAGCATTGTCCACGCAACTCCGTAGGCTGAGGAGATTCCTTCGATGCATCCTGAGTTACTCCAACCTCCGACAGGGGCTTGAATGTCCCTGCCTGTGAGCAGTCCCAGAAAGCTTGCAAAGTCTCCTCCCTTATTACTGGAAAGGACACCGGGGACGTTTTCCCAAACCACCCACTTGGGACGTTTTCTTGCAGCAAGTTCAACAAAGGTGTACATGAGTTGACCACGAGGGTCGTCCAGTCCTTTGCGGAGACCGGCAACGCTAAAACTTTGGCAGGGCGATCCGCCCACGAGAAGGTCAATTGAGTTCCCATTAAATATTTTTGTTTCGTGAATTTTAGTTACATCTCCCAAGTTTGGCACAGTTGGGAATCTGTGGGCTAATACTGCCGAAGGGAAGTGTTCTATTTCTGCAAACCACCTTGGTTCCCATCCAAGAGACTCCCAAGCAACTGAGGCTGCTTCTATACCACTAAATAAGCTTCCGTATTTCATTCTTTTATTGGATTGAATTCGTTCATATGATCAATGAATCGTTCCCTCTCCTCAGAAGGGAGGTCATACAAGTTCCACACCATATTAACAATGGCTGAATTGATTTCATCCTCAGCCTTAGCCATCTCTGGGCCAAGTCCTTGGTGTAAATACTTCTCAAACTCTGTAGCGTGATGCATCAGCCTATTGAAGTGCATCTTAGCCTCCCTTTTAAGAGGCTTGTCTCCGTAGTGGATGACAGTTCCCGATTCTATTACACCCCTGACAAAGCAGAAGAACTTAGAAAAATCATTTTTCATTTTCAAACTTGGCTATGAATGGTTGATACAATTCTCTGCTCTTGGTGAAGGAAATGCTCTTGCCATTTCGGAACACCACCTTTGCTACAGTGTTGTCGGCATTGGCTACACAATACACTTGGTTAAGGTTAACCAGATAAGACTTGTGTGGCTTGGCTAAGGAAGGGAATGCCTGCATTACAGATGCCAATGTTCCGTGCGCTCTTATAGGCTCTTCAGAATTCAGGGTGTAGATGAGGTGATAGTCCCTATCCTGCTCCACGAATGTAACATCTCTCTCTGTGATGTTGTAAAGGGCATTCAGCCCCTCGTATTTTCCTCTTATTGCCATTACATTTCGCTTTTTAGTTCTCTGTATCTCCTGACAATGTATCTCCTGTTCACCACCTCCCCAGTAGTTTCCTTTATCTCAGCAATGATGCTGTTAACATCTGCGCCTTCCTTTATTATTATTGCGTCCTTCGCTTCGGTGTCTATAGGAGGATTTTTTTTTTCGTCCTTGTATCGGTTGTGCTGGATGAAGTAGGCGTAGTCGTGTCCGTTACGAAGCGTTGCTGTTTTGTTGTCCGTAAGGGATAGCTTGATATTGTCGGGCAATAGTTCTGCTGACAGAATGTGATTGGTGTTCACAATGAACCCGGCAGAGGCACGGATGAACGACTTGTTCTTCCGGAAAAATAAATCGTACACAGTTTCTATTGTACCATCTACAAACAAATAGGGTTTGTTGACAAGGTGGATAGCCACCCCGTTAACCCAAGTGCAACACATCAATACATCTTCAAAGTATACCCTTTGGAAAATGTGCTTGTCTCCTTTTTTTCTTATGTAAAATTCCATAGCACAAATGAAATAATACTATTTGAATAAAACAAAAAAAGTGCGACCAAAAGCCACACCTTTTATACGAAAAAACGAAAAACTTAGAAAGAAGAGAATTCTATTTCTTTTTGGCAGTCTTTGCAGACTCCTTAAAAGCCTTGGCCGTGGGCGCACCCTTCGTGCCTGGCTTTCTCATTGTCTCGCCTGAGCCAGCAGCTATCCTTGCTTTTTTGGCGGCGATGTTACTGTATAGTCCTGGCTTGCTCATTTCTTCTTCATCATTGGTTTTGCCATAGGCTTTGCCATTGGCTTAGACATTCCTGCTTTCTTCATTGAGATTGCGATTGCCTGGGCCTGTGGGCGTCCAGATTTCATTTCTGTCTTGATGTTAGCCGACACGACAGCTTTGCTTTTCCCGGATTTTAAAGGCATAACTTTATTGTTTATTGTGAGAAACAAATATAACTAATTCTCCTTGTTCTCGCTTGCCTCATGAATGAGAGACATAATGCGTTGCTCTATGCCCATCAGTTCAACAAGTCCTGAGAGGTGATAGTCTACAGTATCATTGTTAGGGCGTTTTGAAATCACCTCCTTGTGATACTCTTTGCGCTGATCAATATAGTCCATCAGCACTAATGCCAACTCAGAGGCTTTCATATGGAGTCCTTTGCTTCGGAGATGGAGATGTCTGCCTTGGAGATGATGAACTCAGGATCTTCCTGGAACATCTGAATGAGGTCTTCCTTGGCATCCTCATCTGAAATCTTTCTGCCATCAAGCACCTCTTCGATGTCCCAATCACCTTGGTGAGCGTAATATGTTATAACCACTTTAACTGTCATTGCTTTATAAATTAATGATGTAAATTAAAATCAATTTTGACAAATAAAAAAAGGCCATCGGGATTCCCAACAGCCTTTTCGAGTCTATACCAATTTAACATTACATAAACACAAAAAAAGTTTTTATTTAATCTGCAATGAGATGTTCTCTTTCATTGAAGCACCTTCTAAATACTCCCCTGCTTCAAGCAAATTCTTGATGGCTGTCTTGCTCAGTTCCTTCTTGATTACAAAGCACCCAGGAGGAAGCGTGTCCTCGTCTGTAATTTCCACAGCGTAGGACTTCCTTGTAGAGAGTTTAATAAGAGGCGTTTCAAATTTCTTTGCGCCTGTCTTCATGTCCTCGTGTCCGAACACCATAAGCGCAGCTTTGAGTGTGTCCTTCATACGGGCAACGCTGTTCTCCTTTGTCTTCTTGATGGCCTTGATGCGCTTCTCCTCAGCAGAGGCAGCCTCTATCTCCGATTCCCATTTAAGGATGAGCCTTGCGTAGTTCTCAGCCTTGTGCTGGAAGTTCTCCCGGCTGATAGCCAGTTCTTCCATTACCTCGTCTGTAGCCTCACCCCCAGCCTCCTCAATGAGGGAGGCAAGGGAAAGGAATTCTTGTGTGATGTTCCAAAGACTATTCATTTTAATTTTCTTTACTTGTTATACATTCAAAAATAAAACCTTCGTGTGCTTCTCGTGTGTCAAGAAGAATGTTTGTGTCGAACCTTCTGTACATCATTCTTTCCTGATCGTAAACTATAAATCTGTGCGCCTTGGCATGATGCTTCGGGGTTAGTTCAATTACATCTTTATAATGCTCTTCGTTGTAAGACCAATGGTGGAGATGATTTCCTTTTTCTGAGGCTTTCATAGAACTTGATGCGCTTCTTGCCTTAAATTTTTCTGGGTACTTGTTTTTGTGCCTTAGATAAACTTCTGGAGGGCTAGGGTTTTTGTACTTATACTTATGGTACTTATCTCTTCCCCTCTTTTTCTCACTCTCTATCCACTCAGGATTAGAAGACAATTCTTCCGACCTTTTCTTTACATCTAACTTAGTACAATCCTTGCACTTATTAAGATGCCCATCTCCCATTTGTTTGTGAGCATAATACTCAGAAAGGGGTTTATCTACTTCGCATTTAAAACATACCTTGGTACTCATAATCAATTATTTTCCCAAAGGTATGAATTAAAACGGAAATCTAAAAAACTACCATTTTAAAATGGCAATTCATACTCATCGTTATCATCTATCTGTGTCACAGCAACCGGTGCTTTCTTAGCAGGCTCTATGTGGGCAACCTTGCTAGGGGTTTCCTCTGCCTCCAACAGCTCATCAGCAGAAGGGGCTTCCTCCACCTTGCGAGCCATGTAGTCCTTGAAGTATTCTGACAGAACATCGTAAGCCTCGTCAGCCTTGATGCCATCAGCCTCCGTGAGAGAGCCTTTGAACTCAAACATCGGGACAGAATACTTTACAGAGCCGTTCTTCTGATCCTCTGCTCCCGTGACAGCCACCCACTCATCAGCAAGCCTAGAAGAGGTCTTCTTTGTGAAGTCTCCCCACATGGCACACGATGCGCCCTTCAGGCTGATGTTGGCAATGCTTCCATCTCCAAGCATCACATAGATGCTCTTGTAATAGACACCACCTTGGAGCTTCTCCTTGATGTCCCGGTAGATGCCAGAGATGATGTGTCCTCCCTTGAAGGATTTCACTGTGAGCATCTCTCCCATGTTGGATATCTCGTTGGCATAGATGCCACTCTCAGACTTGTTGTGCCATCCTTTCACGGTGTGAAGGGACTTGAGGACTAAGAACTTGAAAGGAACTTTCACAGGGATGTTCTCCTTCTTTTCCTTGTCGTAAAACTTGAAACCTTTGGCATTAGAGTCCCACTCTAAGAACCTTGTTGCTGGGTTGCTTGACCCGCTCTTGAATTCGTCTCTTCTTGAAGACATGGTTTTAAAAATTGTTTTTAAATTGTGAAAAATGTAATACCTCCATTTGCTTTGGATGGGGCAAATGTAACCCACTTGATTTACAATTACAAACGAACTTTTGTGCAGGGTAGTTCCTCCCTGAAAAACCTAATAAATGGGACATCAAAAAAACATCCATCATTTATGCGGTTAACCAAATAGCAACACCAAGGTGGCTATTACAAAAACCAACATTGTTACGCTCCATTTGGCAGTGCCTTCGTGGTTCTCGTGTTCCAGGTGGAATAGCATATTTCTGTATGAGGCAAAGGATGCCAGAACTAAAAATAGAATTGTGAATTTCATTAGAATGTCGTTCATGGGATTTGTAAAGAGAAATAATGTGAGAGCCAACCAGTGATGAACACTATCACCATCCATATGTAAGCTCTTTTTTTGCGGTCGTATTCGAGGTTGTAGAGGATTCTCGCCACCCCGATTATGAAACATACAATGCAACCGATCATGCTAATGTACGAAATAAATATTGGATGCAGTTTCATACGAATTTTTCGGGGTTTTGTGTTGCGTATTCATCCATATCGTGTACCCACTCCTGATGCCATATCTGATGTTGCACCTCTTTGACAAACTCGTCAACACTTGCAAGGGTTGCCCACTTGCCTTCATACCGTTCTGCCGAGTCCACTTCTGGGATGTAAGCATACAGACATCCGAATGCCCACCAATAGAAGGCTGTGTAAGTGCCGTAGGGAACCGCTCCATCTGCCGTGAGTACTAACTCATCTGCAAACATTCGGAGTGTTTTAACGAACTCCTGTGCATCAGGAATCCCATTGGCTAATGGCAAATGCTCTGCCATATCTTTCTCGTTGCGGAGATGCCGTAGAATCACCTCGTCTAGGGAGAGAGTGGACTTCCATACAGAAGCCACATTCTCCTCTCTGTTTGTCCTATGCCACCTCATTGCCTTGTGATCTGGTGGTAAGCGATGGACATCTCTAACATTGCCCGAAGTTCTGCGTATCCGGGCTTGCTCCTGAGAGCTTCGTTCTTTTGGTACTTGTTGCGTACACCTTCGATGCCGATGGTGGCTTCGTTGTTCTCCAGGCAGAGGGCAATCACTCTCCGGTGTTGCTCCTCCAATTGCTTTATTTCTTTAGTCATCGTTTGCGTTTTCTGAAATGTAATTAAGCCAATATTCTACGAGCGGTTTGTTTGCTGGGTCTTTGAGATCCACCGGAATCTCTGTCTGCGTAGCATCGTCATACAGGATGGCAGAATTAAGGACTACATCTTTGAGTTCTGTCGTCCAATCTTCGTGAACACCTTTGCTTCCGTGGTATTCGTAAGAACCGATGCCTCGGTCTACGGCCACCCAAATACAGGTGGCCTCTACAATTGCTTCGCCTTCGTAGTTTAGAAGGCCTAGGGACTCATGCCCTTCAATTATCCACTCTTCCATGATTAAAATAATGTCATGTGAATAAACCCATTCTGATAGAGCGTAACGGATGCCCCGTTTGTCTCCATGTGTACCCATCGAAATTCATTACGCTCATGTAGGTATATGGATTTGATGTTGTCTACGCTTGTGCCTACATAGTCACCAAGCCTAGGGCAATAGGATATCCCGACAAAGTCGGATTCCAAATGCACTAATTTAAAGTCGAACTTAATGCGTAAGTCCTCTGGTATTTGCTGAAGAAAGGACTCCGCCTTCCTCAGCTTGCTGTAAACTGTTTCGTTTTCCATTTTTACTTGTGTTTCGTTTCCCATTTTTGCTTATTTATTAATAAAATTTTCAATTTCGTTTCTGATTGTCAGCCAACTTACCCCCTGATCAGCATCGTGTTTTCGTATCACCTTTGAGAGGATGCTTTCTGCCTCTGCCTGGGATAGGCTTATGCCCATCTCATCTGATGCATATATGTGGACATCTGTCCAAGTCCAAAGGATGCCACCGGCTTCCCATTGTTTGAGGGATTCCTGCTGTTGCAGGAAGGATTTGAAAAGCAATTCGTATTGCTCTTTCCAATATTGTTCTGATGTCTTCTCCATTTTGCTTGTGTTTAAATCTGATGTGAAATAAGCCTTTATTGATTTGCCGTTAAAGCGTTTTGTGTTGGGCGGATGTCCTGATTGATGAGCGGTAACATTTCTTTTGCCTCCTTCCCGGATATCACTTCCACCTTCAGCCCTCCGAAGATTATCTCCTTAGTGCCTCGTTTGATCAGGATGCCGTGACTCTCTGCAATGTCTCTGAGCTTCACTTCTGCCTCCACTTTGCGTGGAAATATCTCCCAAAAGCATGGCCCAGGGGAGGCGATGCCTCCCGCAAGCCCTTCCAAGGGCGTGGTTAAAAGTATGGCTTTCATATTGCTTCAGCATTAACGGTGTAGTCTCCAAAGTCTGCCCATGTATCTCCATCCTGCCAAATGTATCGTTCTGGGTCGGAGTCCTTCACAAAGCCTGATCGGTAGGTTTCCGACACACGGCTGATGTTGTAGGCAAGTGCTTTATCTGCAAGCCACTCTTCCAAGGCTTCGCTTGGTGAGGATGCTTCCACCTGGGCAATCACCTCTCTGCCCTTTGTCTCTCTTTTGTAGCCACGGCAATGCTCTGCCGTGGTTTCGATGATGTTGAATTGCTTTTTCATTTGCTTATGGATTAAATGAATCTTGGAAAGTCTACACCGTGATTTGCACAGAAGTTTTCTTGTTGCTGAGGTGTCACGGCAATTGTCACCGGATACTCCAACAAAGCCCGTAGAACGATTGTGTCGAACTCTGTAAATTCAAGGTTATTCTCCCTTGCGTGGATGGCTAGCAACATCAAGGCTTGTTTGAGGTGTATCACCTGACCCTTTGGCAATGTGATTTCCTGGGGCGTGTTCTGATGCTCAATGTAGCCCCATATTGCTGTGTCAATATTTTCGATTGCCTCATCGTAAGTCGGGCAAACGATGCTCCACTCCACCCATTCTTCATTGGCAAGTCTAAGCCTCTTCAATACCCAATCTGTTAGGTCTTGATCAGGCTGAAGGTAGTTCTTCATTGGCCTATCATTGCCCAATTCCTGCCAAAAGTTTATCCCTTTCAAGATGTTGTGTTCTGCTGATGTGAATAGAACAATGTTTCTGTCTGATGCTTGCACCCTTACGATGCTGATGTTGTAATTTTCCATTTTGCTTGCTTGTTTAAAATTTTAAAGAGACCAATTATTTTTTTGCTTTTCCGTAATTGCTTGGGCATCTAACCAATCGCAGAATGTTACCCGAATATCTACCGGCTGATCGTTCTGTCTTTTGCTCCTTCTGCCATCTTTGTACAGATTTGGGTTAACTTCTTTCAACCACTGCCAAAAGGCTTTCCGCATTTCTTTTTGTGTTTCCATGTTGTTTGCTTGATTAAATTTTTCGTGAAATAATGTTGTTTGAATGTTTCCTAAAACTGAATTCGTATGAGCGGTTTAATTTCTACACAAACGGCTTTCAAGTTCTTTGACTGCAAACCCCACCAAAGGATGATTGGTAAAACAGAAGGCAATTAAGATTTCTGTTTCCGCTTGCCTGATGTCTGCAAGGCTGATCAGCCCAGCATTGTTTAAGATGTCCTTTGCGCTCATATTTCTTCAAATGTTATGGTTTCAAAGTTGTCTTCTTGATACCACCAAAGGGTGTAATTCGCAAGGCTTACAGAGTCCGAAGGGATACCGTTTTCTATTGCCTCTTCAATGGGGTCTGCAAAGTGTTGCTCCGTTTGGTTTGGTAACCATGTGCGGAACTCTTCAGCCTCTGCCAGGGCTTCAGCATTTAAGCCTACAAGCTCGTATTTGTTTCGGTTTCTAAACACCTCTTTTACAGAGGCAATAAGAAGGCGGGTTTCGTTGGATGTTTTCATGTTTCTAAAGTGCTTTAATAATGTAAGCCAATAAGATAATTAAGAAGAGTTTGCCAAGCCAAGCCAATTGTTCCTTAATTGGCAGTTGTGGGAAATTATCAGGATGGTTCATATTACTTGAATGGTTTAATAAACTACAGAAACTAAAATTGTCATGTTCAAATGTGGCAGATCAGCAGAGGCTTCCCCTGGTTGCCATACTTCACTGCCATCAGCAGCAACAAATCCGCCTGATGGGGTTTTGTGTAGGCTATACTCAATTTGATTAAGTGATAACCAATGATGCAGAATCTTTGATGGGCTTTTGTCATCATATTCTGATGCAATTTCACAAAGTACAGTTTCCTTAATGAAAGCCCCATTTGATGCTACAAAATCCGTAGGGGTTTCGGTTTCTTCATTCTGAATGATGAGATACTTTTTCATATTACTTGATTGTTTAAAATTGATTTTCGTTTGAATGATTACCGACCACCTCAAAAGCTTTTTCCAATACATCCAATTCAGGATGGTCTCTGTCGGGTAATTGCGTCTGATCAATCAGCCTGCCCAAGGCTTTCATCGTGCTTACCAGTGTGGCAAGAAGTTCTTTTTCTCTGTCAGTGTAATTCTCCATTTTTCTGTATTGTTTAAAAGTTGGCTTTCCTGACTCGATTCAATCGCAGATTCTTATTTTCAGAGTCTGTCAGGAAAGGATGTTTTTTTAGCGTACTACAAAACCGGATGTATCGTTTTTTGCCTTGCTTCCTTTGGCTTTCAATCCTAATATTTTACCTGATACTTTCAACATAACATCATCAGAGTCATCACCTGAAATAACATCTGTTCCAAGGTATTGAGATGGGAAAGGCTTTTTGTGAGAGAACACTACAGAAACATTTGCACCCAAAGAAAGTGCTTCCAAACATTGCTCCTCATTTTTCTCAGAGCGGGAAAAAGTCAAGACATATTTCGGATTGGAAACATACTTTTTCAGTTTACCTATGCTTTTTGTATAATCATAAAACTGAAGGTTTGAAAAAGACAGAATGTCAAAGCCACATCTGTTTTTTATGATACCGACAAAATCCAAATCAGAAGTACCATTCAAACGCACCTCAATAATGCCATCTTTTTTGATTGCTTTTCTGTTCAACAAATCAAGTTCTTTTAAAATTTGCTCACAAAATTTCTGTCTTTCTTGTAAGTACATTTCTGTCCTCAGTCCTCTAGCAATGTTAACAGATGTATAAACAGATGCTAATCCTGCATCAACTAAACATCCCGAAACGCATCCCTCTGATGCATCAGGACAAAGATTTATTCCTTTGCTGTTTCTGTTTGAAGGCATCAAATACAGAATGTGCGTTTCTATTGCATTCTTTGCAGTTTTTGCGTTTGCGCTACCTTTTGAAATCAACTTTTTCATGTTTTGTTTTTTTGGTTTCATTTAAACTTTTGCAATGATGGCGGATTAACTTTTCACGAATTGCGTTTTTTAGATGGATGGCAGAAAAAATAGGATGAATGGTAAGTTTTAAAGGATGAATGGAAAAGGGGAAATGTGAAAAATGCCTCGTGCGTGCGTACGTATATAAGAAACCTTGCATCCAGGAAAAGGGATAAACGGAAAAAATCGGAATGGGAAACCCCTCTTATAAAGGTATCCCGTTACGCAGGGTTTCCGTTTTCCGCTTTGCTTTTTGGATGTCAACTGTTCAAAGCAAACCACATAAAGCAAACCACATAAAGGATAAGCGGAAAAGGTTTCTG